TGAAGAATGTAACATTAAATGCGAAAGGCCCCGGAGCCCTATCCGGGAAGCCGATCGCATTATTTTTTTCCTTATTTATATGCTAAAAACCGCGAAAGAGAGGTGAAAACGTGAGCAGGTACAAGTATTTGACGCTGGCAGACCGCATAAGGCTGGAGCGCCTCTACCAGAACGGCGACCGCCCGCAGGACATAGCCGACGCGATCGGCGTCCATGTGGCGACCGTCTACAAGGAACTGAAACGCGGCGACACCGGCGAGCTCGACCGCAACATGCGGCAGGGGTACAGCGCAGAACTGGCCCAGCGCCGCCTCCAAGAGAGCTTTAAGTGCCGAGGGAGACGGGCCAGAGACGCAGAACCGGAAACCCGCAAAGAGCACGCGACCATATAAGCGGCCCCGGAGGATCCCGGAGATACCGGGCGGGGCATACCAAGAAAGGAGCGAAACAATGACAAACCCGAACGACTTCAAGTATGACGCCGACCTTCTCTGCAAAGCGTCATTCCCGGCCATAAAAGAGGCAGACGGGAAACTCTGCATTGTGGAGGTGGCAGTCTACCGGCTCAACGCCGTGGCCGTCACCAGCTACATGCTCGACGGCTTCGAGCCCCTGCTCCAGTTTATCGGCCTGAGCGGGACAGATACCTACATAACACGGCACGAAGTAGACGACCTCGTGACCGTCGTTCACATCAGGAAGGAGGCAGAAGCATGGCAGCATTGAACGAAATCGCGAGAGAATACGCCGATGAGCTCCGGGACGGGATCGCATGGGTGATCGTCTGGAAAACCGGCCGCAGCTGGAACGCAACGGCCGTCTGGCTCGATCCTGACTCTGACACCTTCGAGTCCTACGACCTCGACACCGCCCGCGAAGTTCTGGAGAAGGATCCGGGGGCCGTCATGCTGAACGGCTACTACTGCGGCCACTTCGGCGAGGACATGACGGTGGCCGAGCTGGCGAGAGGGATCCGCTGGCACTACGAGAACGGCTACAACAAGCTGGACGGCTGCGACGCCTTCCCACCTGAGCCCCTGCCGCGCCCGGCAGACCTCCCGGCAAATGTTCCATGGTACGGCAAGGAAACCAGCGCAGAGCCGGATCCCTACGTCTACGACGGCTACATGAGCCCGGAGGATTTCGAGAACTGGTGCGACCTCGTGGCAGCAGACGAGCGGCAGCAGGCAGAGAAGCCTCCCGACAGCATGACGCTGGAGAACACCGCAAACGACCACCCGAAGTGGTGGCACCTATACAAACACGCCAAGAAGGCGCGAACCCGGAAAAAGTACCGACGGCGACTCATGCAGCAGCCCGTCACGAAGCTGGCCGCTGCCGGTGGATAAGGAGGTGATCACATGGCTAAGAGCACGCCATACCGAGTCTGCCCGTATTGTGGCAGCAATCTGGATCCCGGCGAGCGCTGCGACTGTCAGGAAAAGAAACTGAAAGCCGCAGAGGCAGAGACAGCCGAGAGCGCCGGGCAGCTGGCGACGAGCAAAGAGGCCAGAGGCCGACGCGAGCCCGTTCTCGCTCCCGGAGCGTGAACGCACGCTACGAGACATGCAAAGAGTGCGGGCTCGAATGGAATGTAAGCAAGCAGGCCGTGATCCCATGGTACGGCTACCGGTGCCCGTGGTGCCGGGCGAAATATAAACGGCCGCGAGAGGCCGACAAGTGAAAGGAGCGAACACATGAGAAACGAGGTTATTTTTGACAAGAGCGGGATCCCCGACATTATGGTGGCGTTTACGCCCGACGAGCTGGGCCTCCCGGCAGAACTGAAAGGCCGCAAGGTGGAGGCGTACCTAATCGGCAAGTACCCGGCGACCATGATCGACGGCGTGCCGCACTCTCTCCCCTTCCAGAAGCCCGCCGTGGACGTAAACCACGACGAAGCGATCCGGCTCTGCGAGGCCAAGGGCCCCGGCTGGCACCTGACCACAAACGACGAGTGGGCCGCGCTGGCGCACCAGAGCCGCAAAAACGGCACCCTCCCCCGTGGAAATACCAACAGCGGCAAGAGCCACAGCCACCCGGAGGAAACCGGCACTACATACGAGGGCGGCTATGGAAAGACACTGACGGGATCCGGCCCGGTGACATGGAACCACGACCACACGGCAGAGGGCGTCGCTGACATGTGCGGCAACGTCTGGGAGCACGTCGGCGGGATCCGCTTCGTGGACGGCAAGGTGCAGGTGATACCGAGGAACGAAGCGGCAGCAGGCGCGGATCAGTCGAAGGACTCCCCGGAGTGGGTGAACATCTACACAGCGGACGGGGATCCGATCTACTACGAAGTGACAGACGACGAGATCTGGCTCAGGGCGACCGAACCGGAGGACAAGGACTACTGCGGCGTGAGCTTCACCGATCTGGAGCCCGGAGAGGTGGACAACCTCGACGAGCTGATCCGGCTCGGCCTCTACCCTGCCGACGGCTACGAGGGCAGCGACTACTTCTGGCTGGACACCAACGGCGAGCGCTGCGTGAATCGCGGGGGCTCCTGGATCAACGGCGTGAGCGCGGGCGTGTTCGACCTCAGCGGCACCGGTGCCCGCTCGTACTCCGACACGTACATCGGCTTCCGGCCCGCTTTTGTCCGGTACTCTGGAGACTCTGGCTCTCTGGACAATCTGGACGAGGCCACAGACCTGAGCGGCGCACCGGAGGAACTCAAAGAGCAGATCAAGGACAACGACAAAAAGCTGAACGGCTCCGACGCCTTCCCTCTCCCGCTCCCGGAGACGCTGCCGGAGATCCTGCGCCTCGTACTGGCCCGCCAGCTGACGGAACTCTACAAGGCGGCGGGAGGAAAAGACCTCGAAGCCTTCACGCGCAAGGCATACGAGGCCACGGACGAGGAACTCAGGCAGGCCGCAGCGCTGAGCATGACGCTGGCACAGGTGAACGCGGGCGTCGATATATACCGGCAGATCAGCCAGCAGCTCCAGCTCGCAACCACCACCACGATCACGATCAGGAAGGAGGCGGCAGACCATGAGTGAGCTCCGGGACATTTTCAGGAAATACAAGGCCGTCGTGTTCTTTGATACCGAGACGACGGGCCTCGACGCCGAAACCTGCCGGATCATAGAGCTGGCGGCGATCAGGATCGAGCAAGGCAGCGACGGCCTGCTGCGCGTGGCCGCCTCCGTGGACATGTTCGTGAAGCTGCCGGAGGGACAGAAGCTCCCGGAGCAGATCACAGAGCTGACCGGGATCACGGACGCCATGCTGGAGGCCGAGGGCATACCGGAGGGGAACGCTGCTGCAGCCTTCGCGACTATGATCTTCGGAGGCGGGAAAACGCTGCTCGTGGCACACAACGCGCAGTTTGATCTCCTATTCGTGCGGGAAATGCTCGGCCGGTACATGGAGGAAGTAAGCCCCGGCGCGGACATTCTGAGCCCCTGCGACTATCTGGACAGCCTCACGGTTTACAAAGACCGGCGGGAGTACCCGCACAAGCTGGCGAATGCGATCGCGGCCTACAATCTGGAGGGCAAGGTGCAGAACTCGCACCGGGCGATCGAGGACGTGGCGGCGCTTTTCGAGGTATGCAAGGCCATGGACGCCGAGCGGGCCGACCTTCTCAGCTATGTGAACATATTCGGCTACAACCCGAAGTACGGAGTCAGCGGCCGACGCCTCCCCGGCGTGATCTACTGGCCGCAGAGCTTCAACAAATACATGCAGGCCCCCGGCTATACGCTCCCGGCCCGCGTGAGGAATAAATGGAGGTAGAGACATGAACGCGCAAGAAAAAAGGAGCAGCCGCCCGGCGCAATCGGGCGACCCCTCCAGAGGCTATCAAAGCAGAAGGCGCAGACAGCCTAAACCCATTATATACCGGGCCCGCCGCTTTTTCAAGCGCTACCGGCGGGCGCAGCATATCGCCGGGCAAGGCCCCGGACACCACGGAGGCAGCGGACAGCACGCTGCCACCACAGGAAACCACCGCACCGGGGACGGAGCCGCCGACCTACTACTTCAACAACGGCGACGGAACGCCGGTATCATGGCAGGAATTAACAGACGCATGGGCCCGCGAGGCCGGATTTGAGAAGCGCTACGAGCTGACCGACGCAGAGCGCTGGGAGATCGCGAGCGTGATCACAGCCGAGGCAGAGGGCGAGCCTCTCGCTGGCAAGGTGGCCGTGGCCCAGTGTGTGCTCCAGACATGTGAGGACGAAGGGATCCGGCCCTCCGAAGTGTTCGCCAAGTACAGCTACGCCAAGAGGCGGCCGGATCCCACATGGGAGGCGCTGGAGGCCGTGCAGGCCGTGTTCGACTTCGGAGAGGTGGCAACCAGCGAACCGATCAAATATTTCTACGCCCCGGCGATCGCGTCCGGGAGCTGGCACGAGACGCAGGTTTACGTCCTGACGATCAACGGCCACAAGTTTTTCAAGGAGGCGGCAGACTGATGAACAAAGAACAGGAACAAGACGCAAGAGGGCCGACACCCGCAGCAAAGCAGACCAAGGCAGCAGGCCAGACAACCGCCAAGAAAACGGGCACGGCCATGAGCCTGCAAGAGAAGTTTGTCCGGCTCCGGGAAGCGGTACCGGCCATTGTGCAGCGGCAGCACTCGGAGGGCGTGAGCTACAAGTTCGCGAAGATCTACGACGTTTACCAGCTGCTCACCCCGGCCATGAACACCTACGGCGTGAACTTCGACATAGTGGGCGAGGCAGCCACACGGCACGCAGAGAACGGGGATCCCGCGTACTTCTCCAGCTATATGCAGCGCACCAGAAACGGCGAGCGCGTCGTCTGGGTGTACGAGGCAGACCTCACGATCCGCTGGACGAACGCGGACAACCCCAAGGACACGCTGGAGGTGACGCTCCACGCGATCGGCACAAATGACAGCGGCCCGGACAAGGCCAAGGGCTCGGCGTGGACGTACTGCCTCAAATATTACCTTTTCGAGAAATTCGGCATAGATCAGGGCGACGACGACCCGGACATGGCAGACCACAGCTCAGAAGCAGCGCCACAAGCCGCCCAGCGCCCCACAGTGCCTCAGAACGCCCCGGCGGGTAGAAATACCCAGCAGCAGGCCCAGAGGCCGCAGAACGGGCAAAGCGGGGCCCAGAAGCCCCTCACCGACGCCCAGCTCTCGCGCATGTACCGCAAGGGCGAGGACGCCGGGATCACCCAGCAGCAGATCGACGCGCAGATCGCGCAGCAGTATGGGAAGCGAGACCCGCACATGATGACGCGGGCCCAGTATGATGAAATCTGCAACCGGCTGGACGAAGCAAGGAGACAAAGACAAGAACAAGGAGGAACCGCCAATGTATAACCATGTGGGACTTCTGGGCCGACTGGCTCAGGACATTGAACTCAGATACACGCAGGGAGGCACACCGGTGGCGAGCTTCGACCTCGCGGTGCAGGTGCCGAGCAAGGAGCGGGACACGCCGCCAGACTACATACCGATCGTGTGCTGGAGGGATCAGGCCGAGTTCGCAGCGAAATGGCTCGCCAAGGGCCGCCAGATCGTCGTCGAGGGCCGTCTCTCCACCCGGAAATATCAGGGCGCAGACGGTAAGACACACAAAGTCGTCGAGGTGATCGCCTCCCGCCCCTACTTCGCAGACTCGAACAACCGGGAAGCAGGCGGTGGGGACTATGGCGGGCAGGGCAGGACTTCGCATAACCGGAGGACGACCGGAGAACGACCGCCGGACGACCACCGGACAGACCGCAAAACAACCGTGAAAGGAGGTGCGCACAGTGGCGTGGATCCAAGTACACCAACAACTCAAAGATCACCGCAAGCTGCTGGCTGCTGCCGACGAGCTCGAAATTGAGCCCGCGCACATGCTCGGCCTGCTGATCTCATTCTGGCTCTGGGCGCTGGACAATACACCGAGCGGATCCCTCGCAGGTATCAGCGACCGCATGATCGCAAGGGCCGCCCAGTGGAACGGCGAGCCGGGCAAGTTCGTGGAGGCCATGGCGCACGCGGGCCTTCTGGACGTGGAAAGCGACGGAAACATGCAGCTCCACGACTGGTACGAGTACACCGGGAAGCTGATCGACCAGAGGGAAGCCGAAAAGAACCGCTCCAGACGCCGCCGCGCTGCCGCTGCTGCTGACGCAGCAAGCGACCGCCGGACGACCGCCGGACAGACCACCGGACAGACCGAGGACGGGCAGCGGGACGACCGCCAAAAGACCGCAGGCAGAGTAAACCAAAGTAGAGTAGACCAGACAAGAGAAAACCAGAGTACACCTACAGAGGGGGATCTCCCCCCTGCCCCCGCGACGGAGAAGAAACCCGACGCGCAGGAACGACGGTTTGCCGAGTTCTGGAAGCTCTATCCGAGGAAAGTCGGAAAGCAGGCGGCGCTCAAATCGTGGAAGCGGATCAAGCCGGATGCCGAACTGTTCGACAGGATCATGGCAGCCGTGACGGCAGCCAAGGAGTCAGACCAATGGCAGCGGGAAGCTGGCCGCTTTATCCCGCACCCGGCGACATGGCTCAATCAGGGCCGCTGGGACGACGAGCTGCCGCAGAGCGGGCCCGCAACATACCAAAGGACGGGCAAGCCCGACACCATGGGCGTGCTGGCGGGGATAATCGCAGACGAGGAAGGGGGCGGCCTGTTTTGACCAAGGCAGACGCGGCGCGGCTGGTGGCGATCGTCGTCACCGCCTACCCCAACTATGACAAATTCAGAGACGAGCAGGCAGTCACGGCCACGGTGAACCTCTGGGCGACAATGTTCGCAGCAGACGACGGCCGGATCGTGGCGCTGGCGCTCAATAAGCACATAGCAACGAGCAAATGGCCGCCGAGTGTGGCCGAGCTCCGGGAGATCATGCTGGAGATCCAGCGGCCCGATCTCATACCGCCGGACAAGGCGTGGGCGGCAGTCAGCGACCTGCTGCACACCGTCGGAGAACATAACCACGGCGATCTCCAGAACCAGCTCCCGCCCCTCGTGGCCCGCGCAGTCGAGACGATCGGCTGGGGCAACCTCTGGGAAATGCACCGGAGCTACTGTGTGGGCGGCAAGCCCGGCATGGATCGCGTGGCCTTCGTGCAGCAATACGGGCCAATGTACGAGCGGGAGCGGCAGCGGGCCATGACGCCGGAGGCAATCACCGCCCAGATCGACAAGGCGGCTGCTGCCCTCCCGGACAGAGGCCAGAGGCTACTCGAAACCCGCGAGCAGGATCGCCGGGAGCACGACGAACGCATGAACCGGCTCTCCTACGGCTGGTATGAGCGGGCACTGGAGGCAGCAGGACGGCCGCAGCTGGAGGACGGGGAGGCAAGCGAAGAATGATAGACACCGGAGTTCACGACGCGCAAAGGCTCAGGGAGCTGCAAGCCCTCCCGCTCTGGCGAAAAATACAGATCACGCAGACGCGGATCCTCGAATGGTACCACCACTACGACGGGGCCGTATATGTGAGCCTGAGCGGTGGAAAGGACAGCACCGTGCTTCTGGATCTGGCCCGCCGGGCGTTCCCGGATATAAAGGCCATGTTCGTGAATACCGGCCTCGAATACCCGGAGATCCGAAAGTTTGCACTCAGCTTCGACAATGTGGACGAAACACACCCAGTATGGGGACGAGCGGCAAAGAAACACGGGAAAAAGCCCAAAGACGTGATCACCTTCAAGGACGTGGTGACAAACTACGGGTACCCGATAATCTCGAAGGCGGTCAGCAACGCGATCGGAGAGTCAAGGAGAACACCGAACGGCTCGCGCTGGGTAAGGCTGCACGGTGGATACAAACGAAAGGACGGCCGGAAAAGCATGTACGACCACAGCCGGTACCTGCCGCTCTACTATCTGCCAGTGAGGATCTCGGACACCTGCTGCAAGGTGAGCAAAAAGGGCCCGGCGCACGAGTACCAACACACCACAGGGCTGCACCCGATAGTCGCCACCATGACAGACGAAAGCCTGATCAGGCGGCAGGCGTGGATCACAACCGGCTGCAACGCTTTTTCGTCGAAGGAGCCGATCAGCAAGCCTATGAGCTTCTGGACGGAGCAGGACGTTCTACACTACATAAGCGACTACGGCGTGAAAATCTGCTCTGTATATGGCGAAGTAGTGACGGAGGACTGCGACGGCTTCGAGTACAGCACGATCCTGAACCCACAAGCGCCGCTGCATTGTACTGGCTGCCAGAGAACCGGCTGTATCTTCTGCGCGTATGGCTGCCATTTAGAGAAGGGCGAGACGAGATTTCAGAGGCTAAAGCGGACGCACCCGAAGCTCTACACTCACTGCATAGAGGGGGGGGACATGGAGCAAAAACCCGGACTACAACCCGAACGAAACGGATCCCGACAGGTGGAACCCGCCGGAAATATGGATCCCGTCGAGCGAGGGGCTCGGCATGGGCCGAGTGTTCGACATGGTGAACGAGATATACGGCCCCGACTTTATCCGGTACAAATGACAAGGAGGTGGAGCACATGCAACTCATAACCGGCGACGCGCTGGAGGAACTGAAAAAGCTCCCGGCCTGCTGCTGCAGCACCTGCGTGACCTCGCCGCCCTACTTCGGGCTGAGGAACTACAACACGCCCGGACAGATCGGCCTCGAAGGAACGCCGGACGAGTACGTCGAGAGGCTCGCCGAAGTGTTCCGGGAGGTGCGCAGAGTCCTGAAAGACGACGGCACGCTCTGGCTCAATATGGGCGACAGCTACGCCACCCGCTCCAGCATGCAGCCGACCGGCTACAAGCGCAAAGACCTGATCGGGATCCCGTGGCTGCTGGCCTTCGCATTGAGGGCAGACGGCTGGCACCTCCGGGCCGACATTATCTGGCAGAAGCCCAACGCCATGCCGGAGAGCTGCAAAGACCGGCCGACACGGGCCCACGAGTACGTCTTTCTGTTCAGTAAGTCCGAGCGGTACTACTACGACGCCGAAGCCATAAAGGAACCGGCCGTCGGCTTCCCCGGCAGCCAGAACCCGAACGCAAGGCGGCGCGGGAACTCCGGGACATTCAGAGGCGGCACGGCCTACACGCACGACCAAGCCAAGGAGAACGGCGCGAGCATTGAGAGGCAGAGCCACGGCCTCGTCCCGAACGAGACAGGCAAAAGGAACCGGCGCAGCGTATGGACGATCGCCACGAGGCCCTACAAGGGCGCACACTTCGCCACATTCCCGGAGGATCTGGCCCGGCCGTGTATTTTAGCAGGCAGCAGGCCCGGCGGCACCGTTCTGGATCCCTTCATGGGGAGCGGGACAGCTGGAGCCGTGGCCGTGCAGGAGGGCCGGGACTTTATCGGGATAGAGATCAACCCGGAATATACGAAACTGAGCGAGCAGCGGATCCGGGCCGCTATGCAGCAGGAAGGAGCAAGACCATGAGAAAACGGTTTATTTATATCTGTTCCCCGTGCAGGGGAGACATGGAGAAGAACATCACCAAGGCTCAGGGCTACTGCCGGGAGGCCGCAGAGCTCTGGCCGGACGTGGTGCCGATCGCGCCCCACGTCTATTGTACGCAGTTCACGGACGACACGATCCCGGCCGAGAGGGAACTCGGCATGGAGCTGGGCCTCGCGCTGCTGGATATATGCGACGAGCTCTGGGTGTACGGGATCGAGAACCCCAGCGAGGGCATGAAGCGCGAGATCGAATACGCAGAGGCGCACGGGATCCCGATCCGGGACGCTGCCGAGGTGTACCGGAGCCAGAAAGCTGCTGCAGCAGAAGGCGAGGACGAGCTGGGCGACGCCCTGATCACGCTCCCCTCCCACGTCGGCAACTTCAACGGCGTGGCGGCCATTGAGTCCACCACCGTGCGGATCAGCGGCGAGGTGATCATGGAGCTGGCGAAGCAGCTCAGGCGAAACCCCGGCAAGGACATGACCGTGGAGGCGACGCCGTGAGCTGGGACACGGTGCCGGGAAAGAACCGCGAGGGCTACCCGGATCCGACAGCTGCGACCGCCCTCTCCAACGTCTGCCGGAGCCAGAAGGGGCTCCAGAGCAAGCGGGCCGGGGAACACTTCGAGAACATGATCGCCGCGAGCCTGCTCTGGTATAAGGACAAGGGCGTGGCCTTCGTGGAAAAGACCCCGGAGCCCATGCGCCCGCTCCGGCCGCCGAACCGGCAGGGGCAGTTCCTCGCCTGCTACACCAAGGCCGGGCAGCCTGATTTTAAGGGCACGCTCACCGGGGGCCGGGCCGTGGTATTCGAGGCCAAGCATACCGACAGCGACCGGATCGAGCAGAGCCGCCTCACGCAAGAGCAGATCGAGAGCCTGAGCAAACACCACCAGCTCGGCGCTGCTGCCTTCGTCGTGGTGAGCTTCGGGCTCCAAGACTTCTACCGGGTGCCGTGGGAAGTATGGCGGGATATGAAGGACATATACGGGCACAAACACATGAAGCAGGACGAGCTCGAACCCTACCGCGTGCAGTATATCGCGGGAGTGATCAAGCTGCTGGAGGGCATAGAGCTGGAATACAACGAACAGGAAGGAGCAAACACATGAACGCCGCATTATTAAGCAGCAACAACCTGAGCTGGTGTACGCCGCCGGAGCTTTTCGCCGAGCTGGATCGTGAATTTCATTTTGACCTCGACCCGGCGGCCACCGATAAAAGCGCCAAGTGCGCGAAATACTACACGCCCGCAGACGACGGGCTCTCGAAGGACTGGGGGGGGGTGCCGCGTGTTCTGCAATCCTCCATACGGCCGCCACATTCAGGACTGGGTGCGCAAGGGCTACGAGGAAAGCCAGAAACCGGACACGCTCGTCGTTATGCTCATACCGGCACGGACGGACACCTCGTACTTCCACGACTACATATTCGGCGGGAAAGCTGCCGAGGTGCGTTTCCTCCGGGGCCGGATCAAGTTCACGGACGAGGACGGCAACGCCAAAGACTCAGCGCCCTTCCCTTCTGCCGTTATCGTGTGGCGCAGCCCTGACACCGCTCTGAGCGTCCGGGACATGGTGCTGGAGCTGATCAAGGGCAAGGCCATGACGGCGAACGAAATCGCCGCAGAGCTGGCCGACAGGGGCCAGAAGGTAAGCCGCAGCGACGTGGGGCCAATCCTCACAAAAGCGCAGGCAGCAGGCAAGGCAAGAAACGCCGGAAAGCGGGCGTGCAGTGTCACCGGGCGCTCGGCGATCGTCTGGACGGCATAAGGAAGAAAGGAGGTAAGCCATGGACGCGATCAAGGAACGCAGCCGCCAGATCCTCGAAGTGCTCGGCTCCCGCTCCATGACAGTGAGCGAGATCACCGACGAGCTGGTGGCAGCAGGCCGGATCCCATTCTTTAACCGCAACTATGTGGCACCGAGGCTCTCGGAGCTCAAAGACATGGGCGTGGTAAAGACGGTAGGCCGCAGGAAGGCCACGCACTCGAACGCCACCGAGGCCGTGTGGCAGCGCGTGAAGGCATAAGCCCGGAGGGCCGCCGGGGAACAAACTGGCCCAGAAAGGAGCAAAGCAAATGAGCAGAGCAAAAATTCAGAGTTATATCAACCTCGAAACGCTGGCCGGTGGAGCCTTCGCCGAGAAGCTGAACGAGGCACTCATGCAGGTGGCCGAGAATATCCAAAACCCGAACACCGACGCCGTATCAAAGCGAGGGATCACCGTCAACATAAAATTCGCGCCCAACAAGTCCCGGCAGGTGGTAAACACCACGATCGCCGTGACGACCAAGCTCGCAGCCACCGAGGCGATCGACACACAAATGGTGATGGGCCTCAACCTTCGCACCGGTGAGATCGAGATCGCAGAGTACGACGGGCAGATCAGAGGGCAGATGTCACTCCCCGACCTCATGCCGAAGGAGGAAGGGGAACCGGAGCCGGAGGACGAAGCCGAGATCGAGCAGCAGCCGACCGGCAAGCCTCTGGATCTGAGAAACCGGAGGAACCGGCAGGCCGGGAAGCTGATCCCCGGCCGGGACTTCGACCCGGACACCGGCGAAGTGTACGAAGCCGCCGGACAGACTGCGGACGACCGGCAAACGACCGGTGGCCGCGTGGTAAATATGAGCGGGAAAACCGCGCAGGCATAAAAGAAGGAGGACAAGACCATGGAAGGTATCAAGGAAGCGATCGCTTTTATCGCGGATCTGGCCGTAAAGGCCGAGCACCCGGAGACAGTCGAGATCAACGGGAGGACATACTGCACGAAAACCCTCAAACGCTACGACGCAGCGGACAAGGCCGAGCCGATCAGGGCGACCACCCTCACGTCTCTGGTGGACTACATCAAAGAGAGCCGCGAGGAACTGCGCGACCGCATGATCATTCAGGTGGTGAGCGCCACCAACGTGCTGCTCTACTCCGGCCTGCTGCCGGAGCGTGACCGTGAGACGCTTTTCGAGGTGAACGCCCTGCTGCCGCAGTTCGACTACGGCCGGGAGTATGAGCAAGAGGCTTTTCTCGTCTCCATGCAGTCATGCTTTGCACCGAGCGACGACCGCGAAGCCGTCACCGTCATGGCGAGCAATATCGTGAACACGCAGCAGGCCACCTACTCCGACGACGGGATCACGCAGCAGGCGGTGATCAAAACCGGAGTAACCACCAAGGAGTCGGCGCTCGTCCCCAACCCGGTGAAGCTGATCCCCTACCGCACCTTTTTGGAAGTGGAGCAGCCCGCGAGCGAGTTCGTGTTCCGTATCGGAGAGGGACGCGGCGGCGCTCCGGTATTCAAGCTGGTGGCAGCAGACGGCGGCCTCTGGAAGTCTCAGGCCGTCGAGAACGTGAAGCGCTACCTCGTGGAGCAGCTGGCCGACATTCCAGACCGGGAGCGGCTCACCATTATTGCATAAAGAACCGACCGGGGAGGGCTCCCGTGGGCCCTCCCGCTGGCGTGGAAGGAGGAAACCATGAACCAAGGAACATGTAAAAGCTGCGGAAGGCCGATCCTCTGGATAAAGACGCGGGCCGGAAAAAGTATGCCGTGCGACCCGAAGCCGATCAACTACCGGATCAAACCGGGCGGCAGCCTAAAGCTGGTAACGCCTGCCGGGGACGTGATAAGCTGCGAGGCCGTGAAGGATCCGGCAGAGGCCCAGAGTTGGGGCTATACGCCACACTGGAGCACCTGCGACGCCCCGGACAATTTCAGAAGGAGGACATGACCATGGAATATAAACCGAAAATAATCACCGGCCGCGTGAGCGGGACAGGCTGGCCCATTGACGGCCACACGCTCTACTTCTCCCAGTGGGACTACGATCCCGAAAACTGGCACCTCTACGGCTGGGAGGACGAGGACGACGAGGCCGTCATGCTGACCGTATGGCAGACAGAGAACGACGCGGGCCTGAGCGCCTACGAGACGCTGGAGGATTTCACCGCAGCATGGAAGGCAAAAGACTGGGAGCCGCAGGGCTCGTTCGTGCTGGAGCCGGACAAGGTGGAGATCGTCGAGGTAAAGCAGGAAGAACAGAAAAACGACGCCCGCGAGAACCTGCTCGCCCACGGGATCGACCTCAGACCGAGAAAGGACAGCGACAAGGGCGGGATCCTCTGCCTGCCGCTCGACAAGAACCTGAACGGGGACACCAAGGCCAACCACCCGGACTGGCAGCTCATAGAGTGCCCGGCCTGCGGCCAGAAGTGCTGGAAGCACCCGGAGGCCGACAGGCTCCAGAAGGAACAGGCCGTGCAGCTGCTCTGTACTGAGTGCGCACTGAAAGCGGGGCTTGTGCTCCCCTTCCAGCAAAGCAGGCCAGCACAGAAGCCCGGCGGGAACCGGGCACAAAGAAGGAGGGCCGAACGTGAACGCAAACACAGAAAATGAGAGAAAAAACGCAGGAAACGGAGCGGGAGCCGTCGTGTGGCTCCTTTACTTCCTGATCTCGGCAGGAGGCGAGGCGATCCTGATCTACCAGAAGGCAGCAGGCCGCGTGTCATGGGGCTGGCCCGCCGTGCTGCTGAGTTACTTCTGGATCTCCTTCGCCACCATGGCGGCCTTCATACTGCTGGCAGTGGGCGCTCATATCTTCTGCCGGGCCATGAAGCAGCACCGGGAGCGGGAACGCCGCCGCAGGGCCGCCCGCTCCCTCTGGGACTCCATGGAGGGGCTCACACTGAACAGTATCGGCCCGATCTATGGCGTGAGGCGGCAGCAGGGCGAGAAAAACCAGAGCTACAAGCGCAGGATCCTGAAAGCGGCCCGGACTCTGGACACGGTAAATATGCAGGCAGCACTTAAACCGGCCACCGGCCAGAGCCTCGACAACATAGCCCGGAAATACTCGCTCCGGCGCTTCAAGGGAGAGACGGACAAGCACCTGCAAGAGAGGATCCGGCAGGCAGCGCTCGAAAAACTGAAAGGAGGCGGGGATCATGGAGTATAAGACAGAGGCAGAGCCGAAGGGCTACGCGGACGGCGTGCCAGTATTCTGCGCCCATGACGCGATCGTGGACGCTGCCAAGCTGGTGCCGAACCCAAAGAACCCGAACACGCACCCGGCCGCCCAGATCCAAGCCCTCGGCCGGATCATAAGGCAAACCGGCTGGCGGCAGCCGATCACCGTCTCGAAGCTCTCCGGCTTCATAGTGAAGGGCCACGGCCGCCTCTCTGCTGCCCTGCTGGAAGGGCTCAAAGAGGTGCCGGTGGACTACCAGAACTATGCGAACGCCGCCGAGGAATACGCGGATCTGGTGGCCGACAACCGGATCGCAGAGCTGGCAGAGATCGACCAAAAGCTGCTGGCCGACATTTTCGCAGACATAGACACCGGAGAGATCCCCATGGAGCTGACCGGCTACACCGAGGACGAGGTGGAGAGCCTCGTCACGGCGCTGTCAGAAGCTCTGCACAACGATCTGACCGAGCCGGACGACATACCGGACATACCGGAGCCGGAGCGGGTGATCACGCAGCGCGGTGATCTCTGGATCCTCGGCCGCCACCGCGTCGTCTGCGGGGACGCCACAAACGAAAAAGACCGGGAGCTGCTGCTGGACGGAGCTCAACCGGAGATCCTGCTCACTGACCCGCCGTACTGCTCCGGCGGCTTCCAAGAGTCCGGCAAGGTGACAGGAAGCATAGGCTCGAAGCAGCAGGACGGAAAAGGCGGCACTATACAGCCGACGATCAGCTCGGACAACCTGAGCACAAGAGGCTATCAGGTGCTAATGAAGGCCGTACTCGGAGCCGTGGACGTGAAAGTGGCCTACATCTTCACCGACTGGCGCATGTGGGTGTATCTGTTCGACCTCGTGGAAGGCTCCGGCCTCGGAGTCAGGAACATGATCGTCTGGAATAAGAAAAGCCCCGGCATGGGGAACGGCTGGCGGGCACAGCACGAGCTCGTCATGTTCGCACACCGCACCAAGCCGAAGTGGGACAACCACAAGGGCTACGGCAACGTGCTGGAGGCCACCCGCTCCGGGAATGAGCTACACCCGACGCAGAAGCCCGTCGAAATACTGGAGAAGCTGCTGGACAATACCGAGTGGGCCGAGGGAGTCCTCGACACCTTCGGAGGATCCGGCACGACTCTGATCGCGGCCGAGAGCGCCGGGCAGCCGTCGTTTATCATGGAAATGGAGCCCGGCTTCGTGGACGTGATCGTGCGGCGCTACATTAAGACCACCGGCAAGACGATCGGGATCCAGCTCATAAGGAAAGGCAAGGCCCTGAGCCGTGAGCAATACGAGGGCATATTCAACGAATAACACGAAAAAGGAGGTGGCAGCCATGGAGCCGAGAAAAAAGGCCAAGGAAACGGACGCAATAAAAGAGAAGCTGGAGCGCTACAAGGCCATGCCGCGCCGGATCGACAATCTGATCGAGAGGCTGGAGGCTCTCAACAACTCCATGGGCTCCCCTTCCACCCCGAACCTCACCGGACTGCCGAGCGGGGGAGGCGACGGCACGACCAAGATCGAGCGCGAGGTGCTGCGCAAGCTGGAGCTGGAGGACAGGATCCGCAAGCTGGTGAAGGACGAGCGGGAGCTCCGGCACGAGCTGGAGACGCTGATCGAGCGCATGGCGAGCCCGGACGAGCAGACCGTCATAGAAATGCGATACCTCGACGGCGCACGCTGGTGGCCTATCTGCGAAGCGCTCTACTCCACCGAGGACGACTACGAAGAAAAGGCCGACAAGTACCTGAAACGCACCTTTAAGCTCCACGGATCCGCGCTGCAATCTCTCGCCCGGATATATAAGAGCAGGCAATAAAAAGAAGCCCGCCAGAAGCCACACAGCGGCCGACGGCGGGCTTTTTGCGTCCCCGGCGGGTAAATTATCCACACCGGGAAAAGAGGCCCAGAGGGGCAGCAGGACGCGCAGGGGGATAAAAAGGGATAAAAGGGGATAAAAAGGGATTGAAAGGGATAAACCAAAAGTGCTACGCTATAATATAGCGAAAGCCGTCGGGAGAGCTGGGACGCCTCCGGGCGGCTTTTCTATGCCCTCACCTCAAAAAAAACAACCGGGGGGAGGGCAAATTTTTGGAGAGGAAGGAGGGGCCGCCATGAGTGACCTCTTTTTTACTGGCTCAGCTCGGCGCACCTCTGGTGCGTTCACTGTCACCATGAAGAACGGCGACAAGCTGGCGAAGCAGCTCGCCAAGCTGGAAAAAGGCGGCGAGACAGCTCTCCAGAAAACCGTGAACGACTTCACCAGCAGAGCGCCCGCGTGGGTATCGAAAGGGATCCGGGAGCACTACGGCGTGGACACGGCCGCCATAAATGAGGCGGGGCCCAAAAAGAAAAAGGGGGCCTCTCACATAAGTGTGGCCGGGGTATCAGTCGCCGGGGCTTCTCTCGAATACAAGGGCAGAACGCTGACGCCGACCCACTTCAAAATGAGCCCGAAGTCTCGGCCGACTACTCAGCAGGCGAAACAGATCAGAGTCCCCGGCCAAGCTATTGCCACGGCCAAAGGCTCGCCCGTCGCTATGGTAAGACCGCCCAAGAAGTACACAGTCAAGGCCACCATACTGAAAGGGGGCCGCGCCAGCATGAGTCCCGGCACCTTCGTGGCCGCAGGAAACGGGGGGAGTGTTCTCCCATTCCAGAGGACAGCCGAGGGCCGCACACCTATTGAGGCCGTGCGCACCCTGTCCGTGCCGCAGATGATAAGCGGCCGAGCCAGGGACACGATCGAAGAACTGATCGCGACCAACCTCGAAAAGAGATTCGAGCACTACATACAGCAGGCCATGAAGTAAACCAAGCCAGCGACCACACCAGCAGGCCACGAGCAGCAGCCAAGCCAACGCAACGCAAACCAAAGCGAAGCAAACAAACCAAAAGAAACCGAAAGAAAAGGCGAAAAGAAAAGCCGAAGAAAAATCGAGCAAGCGAAGCCGACGAAGCTCGAACCACGACGCCAAAGCCCGGCAAGGTACTGTCACCGCTGCCAGAGCCCTGCGGTGCTCGCGAGCCCAAAACGTGAGCAGACTCGAAAAAATTTTTTCAGGCCGTTTCGTTTCGCCCAGAGCCCCGGAAAAGGAGGTGACGCCATGGCAGAAGGCAAACAAAACCTGCAAGGCTCGGCAATAATCGCGAAGCTATTCGGCGTCACGGATCGCCGGGTGCAGCAGCTCGCCAAGGACGGCGTGATCCCGGCCGCTTCTGTCCGGCCGTACAAGTTCGACCTGCTCCCGACGGTGCAGGCGTATATCCGGTATCTCAGCGACAAGGCCAACGGCAAGGAAAGCAAGAGCGCCGACACCGTGCAGGCTGAGGCCGACAAGCTGCGGGCCGAGGCCGACCTCAAACAGAGCAAGGCCAAGATCGCAGAAATGCAGCTCAAAGAGCTGGAGGGCAAAATGCACCGGAGCGAGGACGTGGAGGCCGTAATGAACGACCTCGTTTATACTGTCCGCAGCATGATCATGGCGCTGCCGGGCCGCCTCGCTATGGACATTGTGCAAACGTCCAACGCGAACGAAGCCTCGGCGCTGATCCGCTCCGAGTGTTACAAGATCCTGAACGAGCTCGCGGGCTATAAATACGACCCCGAAGTCTACCAGCGGCGGGTGCGGGATCGGGAAGGCTGGAGCGACGCTCTCGCAGATGAAAGCGACGAGTAAAAAAGCCGCGAAAAAGCTCAACGCAGCCATAGGCCCGGCTGTCCGTAACTTCAAGCCACCCGAAGAACTGACGGTGGCAGAATGGGCCGATAGACACCGCCGCCTATCGCCGGAAAACTCCGCAGAGGCAGGCCCGTGGCGCACTTCGCGCACGCCCTACCTCCGGGAACCTATGGAGGCGTTCACGGATCCGAAGATCCGCAAGATCGTTATGGTGGCAGCTTCTCAGGTGGGAAAGTCGGAGCTGGAGCTGAACATTATCGCCTACATTATCGACCAAGACCCCGGCTCGATCCTTTTTGTCCAGCCTACCCTCGACGACGCCCGCAAGTTCTCGCGGCTGCGTATCGCTCCCATGATCCGGGACAGCAAAACGCTGAGGGCCAAAGTCTCAGACATAAAGACGAGGGACTCCGGGAACACGATCCTCCAGAAGTCCTTCCCCGGCGGTATGCTCACGATCACCGGCTCGAACAGCGCCTCGGCGCTGGCCTCCACCCCTGCCCGCTATATCCTCGGCGACGAGCGCGACCGCTGGGCCGTGAGTGCAGGCACCGAGGGCGACCCGTGGGCGCTGGCTGAGGCCCGGCAGGCCACATTCTACAACGCGAAGGCCGTCGAGGTATCAACGCCGACGATCAAGGGCGCGTCCAACATTGAGAACAGCTACTACCAAGGCACACAGGAACGGTGGTGCCACCGCTGCCCGGAGTGCGGCGAGTACGGCGAGATCATATTCGACCGGATCCACTTCCAGCACACCGTCACCAAGGTGCGCGGGAAAAAGGTTTACAAGATCACCGGCCCCGTGGAGTGGGCCTGCCCGCATTGTGGCGTCCTCATACCGGAGGAAGTCATGCGCAAGCAGCCCGCGAAGTGGATCGCGCAGAACCCTGACGCCTACGCCGAGGGCGTGCGCTCCTTCTGGCTGAACGCCTTCTCGTCACCGTGGACGCCATGGGCCAAGATCGTGCTCAAATTTCTGCAAGCTAAGGACGACCCGCAACGGCTGAAAGTCGTCTACAACACGCTGCTGGGCGAGCTCTGGGAGGATCGCGGCGACATTATGGACGAGGACACCATGCTGGCCCGCCGCGAGGACTACGGCACCAACGCCGACGGCTCCCCGGTGGAGCTGCCGGAGGGCGTGCTGGTGCTCACCTGCGGCGTGGACACGCAGGACAACCGGCTGGAGTACGAAGTCGTGGGCCACGGGCACTACGGCGAGACGTGGGGGATCAAAAAGGGCTACATCATGGGGAAACCCGACAACCCCGAAGTGTGGCAGCAGCTCGACGACGTGATCGACCACGTTTACCACTTCAAAGACTCCGGGCGCGGGCTGCGGATCTCGATCACCTGCGTGGACTCTGGCGGCCACTATACGCAAGAAGTTTATACCGAGTGCCGGATCCGAAAAAATAAGCGCGTTTTTGCGATCAAGGGCAAAGGCGGCGACGGGATCCCCTTCGTGACGCCTCCCTCCAAGGTGGCGATCCGGGATAATAAGCGGATCACCTGCTGGCTCTACACCCTCGGCGTGGACGCGGGCAAAACCGCGATCATGTCAAACGTAAAAGTGCAGGAACCCGGCCCGAAGTTCTGTCACTTCCCCCGTGGCGAGTCCTACGGCTACGACTCGTACTACTTCAACGGGCTGCTGTCCGAGAAGCTGGAGCTCACTCAGACCAAGCGGGGCAACCGCTGGGCGTGGGTGAAGCTGCCGGGACATAACAGGAACGAGGCCCTCGACTGCCGCAACTATGCGCTGGCGGGCTTCAAAATCATAGACCCCGACACGCTGGCGGTGGAGAGACGGCTCAAAAACCTGCCAGACAAAAGCAAGCCGAAGAAAGCTGCAGCACCGCAGCAGAGCCGGGCAAGAGCCCCGGCCTCATACTTCGACGAATGGTAAGGAGGCAAGGACATGGCACAGATCACAGAATACCGTCGGCAGAGAATACGCCGCGAGCTGGAAATGACCAAGGAACGGCTGGAGCTCTATCTGGCCCGCGAGAAGGAAATGCTCAGCAAGGACGGCGTGCAGCTCTACACCATAGGATCCCGGAACCTCCAGCGCTACAACACGTCGCTGGCGGCAATTCAGGCCGAGATCGACAAGCTGCGCAAGCGCGTGGACGAACTGGAGGCAGAGCTGGCCGGGCAAAGACCCCGGCGTGCGGTGGGCGTCGTCCCCCGCGACTGGTAAACGGGTAAACGCCGGGCGCTCCCGGCTTTACTACGGCAGACATGGACGGGGTACGCTCCTTCCCCGCCCGGCCTGCCGTTTTTTATGCACAAGGCAAGGAGGTGAGAAAAATCAGGTACGAAAAAAAGGCGGGAATGTGGCTCCCAGAAAACGTAAAACCACAGAACAAAGGCTACGGCGAAGCCGGGGCCAGCTTGCGCAAGAAGGCTGTGAAAGGCTTCAACGCTCCCAGCGGCTCACCTCACGAGGACATAGACTTTAATAACTACACGCTCCGGCAGCGGGCCCGCATGTTATACATGGCCGCGCCGATCGCGACCTCTGCGATCAAGACGAACCGCACAAACGTGGTAGGCGTCGGGCTGAAATTGAAAAGCCGGATCGACCGCGAAGTGCTGGGCCTCTCCCCGGATCAGGCAGAGGCATGGCAGAAGGAAACGGAGCGGGAGTTCTCGCTCTGGGCCAACAATAAGAGGGACTGCGACGCCACGGGAATGAACAACTTCTACGGGCTCCAGCAGCTCGCGCTGATCTCGTGGCTGCTCTCCGGCGACTGCATAGGAGTGATCAAGCAGTACAAGATCGACGCGCTGCACCCCTACTCTCTCCGGGTACACCTGATCGAAGCGGACAGGATCGCGACGCCGGGCCGCTACGGAGTGGGTACCTCGGTTTACTACACGACCGGAAAGAACCCGGACACCGGGAACACGATATACGACGGCGTGGAGGTAGACAAGGGCGGGGCCGTCGTGGCCTACCATATCCGCAGCAACTACCCCTTCGAGGTGGGAGCACCTACGACCACATGGGCCCGCGTGGAAGCATACCAGCCACACACAGGGCTCCCGAACGTGATCCACGTCATAGACACCGAGCGCCCGGATCAATACCGGGGCGTCAGCTATCTGGCGCAGGTGATCGAGCCGCTGCTCCAGCTCCGGCGCTACACCGAGAGCGAGCTCATGGCGGCCGTGATCGAGAGTTTTTTCACGGCGTTTATTAAGACCAACGCCCCCACGGACGACATGCCCTTCAATCAGGTGGAGCCGGATCCTCCGGCAGAACCGAAGGGCCCGAACGAGTACAGCATGGGGCCGGGCCAGATCAACGTCATGGAACCCGGCGAGGACGTGACCTTCGCAGACCCTAAGCACCCGAACGGCAGCTTCGACACCTTCGCGAAGGCAGTCAGCGAGCAGGTGGGCGCGGCTCTGGAAATACCGGCCGATCTTCTGCTGAAATCCTTCAACGCGAGCTACTCGGCGAGCCGTGCGGCTCTGCTGGAGGCGTGGAAGGCGTTCAAAATGCGCCGCGAGTGGCTGGCCGACGACTTCTGCCGCCCTCTCTATGAAGTATGGATGAGCGAAGCGGTGGCCCGTGGCCGTATCTACGCGCCCGGCTTTTTCACCAACCCCGCGATCCGCGCCGCATATCTCGGCAGCGAGTGGCTGGGCCCGTCTCAGGGACAGCTCGACCCGACCAAGGAGATCACGGCCGAGATCCTCGCGTGCAGCGAGGGCTTCTCCACGCACGAGCAGAGCACGATCCGGCTCAACGGCGGCCAGTGGGACGCCAACGTGGAGCAGCTGATCCGCGAGAACGAGAAGCTCGGCGGGCAGTCACCGGATCCGCACCAGACTGGAGGATCCGGGCAGGAACCGGCAGCCCCGGACGAAGGCAGCGAAGGAGAAGGCGACGGCAGCGGCGAGAACAACCCGCACAACCCGGAAACGGCGAAGCGGCGCGGGCTGGTGGCGCTCCGCGACCTCGTGATCGCTGAGCAAATAAAACAGGCAATCAAAGGAGGACAGACGAATGAGAGCTAACATTCGCATGGGCCCGGCTGCGGCCCCGAAGGCAGCCACGGCTCCGAAGTTCTGGAACGTGGCAAGCGTCAGCGAGGACGAGGGCGAGATCACCCTCTACGGCGACGTTATGAGCCAGCAGCCGATCGACTGGTGGACGGGTGAACCTGAGCCCGGACTCTACATCACCCCGGAGGGCTTCATGGAGGATCTGGCGGCCGTCAAGGATAAAGCCCACATCACCGTGAAGTTGAACAGCTGCGGCGGCGACCTTTACACCGGGATCGCGATCCACAACGCCCTGAAAGCACTCAGCGGCGAGGTGAACGTCGTCGTCGAAGGTATCGCAGCAAGCGCCGCGAGCGTGATCATGTGCGCCGGTGACACCGTGACCGTGTACCCAGGCTCTCTGGTAATGATCCACGGCGTCAGCGTGCTGCTCTGGGACGCGCTGAACATTCAGGACATGAAGCAGCTGATCAAGGGCATGGACGCCAGCGAGCGGGCCGTGGCCGAGATCTACAACGGCAAGACAGGGATCGCCGTCGAGACGCTTCGCAGCATGATGACCAAAGAGACGTGGCTCACAGATCCCGACATGAGCATGAGCGCCGACAAGAAGGTGCTCTATGTCAACGGCGTGAGCCATAACGTCGAGGGGCTGCGGAATATCCCCGGCACGATCCCGATCCAAGCAAGTGCTAAACCGGCCGCAAGACCGGCAGCAAATAAAAAGCCGACCGTAAAACCGGCGGCAAAAAAAGAAGGAGGTAAAAACCACATGACACTCGAAGAACTGAGAGCTCAGGAACCGGAGCTCGTGGCCCAGATCGAAAACGAAGCAAGGGCCGGAGCACAGACTCAGGCCAACGCGGACGCGGTGGCAGCTGAGCGCCAGCGCCTCGCGGACATTGACTCGATCGCGGCCTCTATCCCCGACCAGCAGCTCGTCCACGACGCAAAGTACGGAGACAAGCCCTGCACCGCTCAGGAGCTCTGTTTCCGCGTAATGCAGCAGAGCGCAGCGTCCGGCCAGAACTTCCTCGCCGCCTATATGAAGGACGGCGCGGCCTCTGGTGCGGCAAACGTGGGCGCAGCGCCCAACGGCGGCACGCCTTCCACTCAGCAGGAACAGGACGCCGCAGACATTCAGGCGGTAGTCAACGCCTACAACAAGACAAAAGGAGGTACCAACTAATGAGCAAGAGACTGGACGAGAACCTCGGAGCCGTCGGCTTCGACAATCTGATCAACGGCGCAAACCCGCCCGCCGAGCCCTTCTCCGTCAAGGTGAAGGCCAATCAGGGGATCCTCAAACGCGGCAGCCTGCTGGCTACTGGCGAGACTGAGGGAGAGCTGGAACTGATCAGCGACACCACGACCGGCAAGGCCAACGCGGTGCTCGCTGAGGACGTGGACACCGGCACAGAGGAAGCGGTGGTGGCGACCGCCTACCGCACGGGACACTTCAACGCCAACACCCTGATCGTGAAGGACGAGTACGAAATCACGGCAGCAGACAAGGAAGCCCTGCGCTCCGTGGGGATCCTGCTCTCCGACGCCGTGGAAATCTAAGACAAGGAGGACACAGAAATGGCTTTTAATTTTTACGACACCCACACGCTGCTCGCCTCCGTGCAGCAGCTCCCGCCGCTTCACACCTTCCTGCTCGACCGCTATTTTCCGACCAACGCGGCGAGCGACATCTTCGCCACCGACGACGTGCTGGTGGAGTACAAGAAGGGATCCAAGAAGGCGGCCCCGTTCGTCGCTCCCCGCAAGGGCGGGATCACGATCCTGCGCGACGGCTACACCATGAAGCGCTTCACACCTTCCTATATCGCGCCGAAGCGTCCCCTCACCATTGACGACCTGCGCAAGCGCGGCTTCGGTGAGGCCCTCTACACCCAGCTGACCCCTGAGCAGCGTCAGGGCGTGATCATGCTCGGCGATCTCGACGAGCTTCGCGCCATGAATATGCGCCGCAAGGAGGCCATGGCTGCCGAGGTGATTTTCACGAACGGCTGCGTCATGGACGAGTATGTGGACGACTTCCACAACTTCGAGGAAAGGGAGGTGCGCTACTACGACGGCGACACGAGCCCGGCGATCTATACCCCGTCCGCGAACTGGGACACCACCGAGGCGTCCGGCAAGCAGATGATCAACGACGTGGCGGCCATGGGCTCCATGCTGACCTCTCGCGGCCTGCCGTTCACCGAGGTGCTGGTGGCCCCGGACGTGGCCGACATTATCCTCGCAAACGAGTGGATCCTGAAGCTGCTCGACAACCGCAACTACCAGATCGGCGGCGTGGATCCGGCGACTCTGCCGACCGGAGCGACCAAGATCGCCCGCCTGAACATCAAGGGCCGCATGATCGACTTCCTGACCTATGAGGACACCTACACCGAGGTGGACGGCACCGTGAAGCCGTTTATCCCGGCGGGCAAGATCGCCGCGTGCGCTCCCGCTGCTGGCCGCACCGTTTACGGCGCGATCACTCAGGTGGAGCAGTCCGACGGCGAGTTCCACACCTACACCGGCGTGGACGTGCCGAAGTACCTCAGCGACGCGACACACAACGTCCGCGAGCTGATCCTCAGCTCTGCGCCGCTCTGTATGCCGAACAACGAGAACCCGTTTATCGTGGCTGACGTACTGGGGGAATAGTACCCTCTGTTGATACCGCTGCGATCGGCAGAGGCAAAATCGGAGCAGCCAAAATCGGGAAGGAGTGAGGACATGGCTTATACACCGACAACATGGCAGGACGGTGACGTGATCACCGCCGAGAAAATGAACAAGCTGGAGCAGGCCGTCCAGAACGAGCAGATCGGCCCGGCAGGGCCCGCTGGCAAGGACGGCGCAGCAGGTAAGGACGGCGCAGCCGGAAAAGCCGGTGCCTCCGTTAAGGCGATCAAGCTCACAACGGACGAGTCCGGGAAAGTCACCGGCGGCGAGGCTACTCTGACAGACGAGAGCACCGTCCCGATCACTGTCACCAGCGCAGGCGACTAAAAATCGCAGGAAGGAGCAGACAATGGCAAAAATCAGAGTTATTCGCGGCGGCTGCGGTATCTCCTACAAGGACAAAAACGGCACCGCCCGCCACGCTCTGAGGACACCGGAGCACGGCCCGTTCGTATGTGACGACGCGCAGGCCGCCCGGCTCGTCTCTCTGGGCGTGGCCGTATATGTAAACGAGCAGCAGGCAGCGCCGGAGCCGAAAGCGGATCCGGCAGCTGGCGGCGAGCCTGAAAAGACCACGGGCCACCTCGACCCGGAGCAGCTGGAGGCCATGGAGTACAACGAGCTGAAAAAGCTCGCGGCCGACATGGGCGTGACTCCCAAAGGCAAGAAAAAGGCCGACCTGATCGAAGCGATCGCGGCCGCCGAAGTGGAGCCGGGCGACGAGGTGGATCCTGACGACGAGGACGAGCTGCCGGAGCTGGGCGCTGCGGATCCTGAGTAAAGGAGGCACAGACATGATCAGAATGATCAAAGGCACCTACGGGCTCATGGTGGACGGCAGCGTGGAGGCCATGACGCCACACTCCGGCCCCTTCTCTATCTCCAAGGAGCGGGAGGCCGAGCTGGTGGCTGCTGGCGTGGCCGAGCTGGTGCCCGACACTGAGGCCCCGAAGTCAAAGTATGACGGCATGAAAATGGCCGAACTGAGAGAGGCTGCGGAGGCGCTGGGCGTGGACGCAAGCGCAGCCAAGAGCAAGCGCGAAGTGATCGCCATGCTGGAGGCTGCGGAGGGCTAACCGTGAGCGCCTTCAAGGACATGGTGGCGCGTGACCTCGACGCCGTGTTCCTGAACGTGGACGAGTTCGCCGAGCTTCACATGGTAGAGGGGAAAGAGATCCCCGTCGTCATGGACGACGACCGGCTGACCACACTCAAAAAAGGGCAGATCCTCGGACTCGTGGAGGCCGACATGCTGCTCATGGGTAAGGTGAGCGACTTCCCCGCAGACATGGAGCCCGGCAGGCTGCTGAACGTGGACGGCCGCGAGCTGATCGTGAGCAAGTCGAGCAGGGACATGGGGCTGATCGAGGCAGCGCTGCGACAAAACCGGACAATGTAAGGAGGCGGGGACATGACGCTGGTACAAATTATCGACAATGTGGTGGGCTGGCTGGAGCGCGAAGTGTGCAGCCAGATCACCCTCAAACTGCCGGACGACTTCAAAAACGACGCCACCTACGGCGTGGAGTTCGTTCACCCGGCGGCCTTCCCTCTCTATGTACCGGGCAAGGACAGGCTGCCGCCCTCCGTACCGGCTCCGATCCCGTCCGTGTGCGTGCAGCTCATGGAAGGGAGCGACGACCTGCTGGCAAAGAGACGGCAGCTCCAGATCCGGCTCTGCCTCGCCTGCTGGAACCCCGGCGAGCATGGGCTCGAAAAACTGATACCACGCCAAAACCCGGCAGCCGTCGCCGGGATCTCATACTTCCACCCGACCGGCGAAGCCGCCAAGACCTACGCTCGAAATATGGAGGGCTGGCGCGACTCGTACAACTTCGCGGATCTGGTGCTCAGATCGCTGGAGGTGACAGAGTACGTCGAGGGGCTCCGGGTGGTGAAGGAGTCCGGGATCAAGTACGGGCCCTTCACAGAGGAAGGCAACATATGGGACTACTACCCCTACTGGCACAACTGGATCAGCTTCACGCTGGAGTGCGGCGTGGTGGCAGCAGTCCCGGCAGCATACGAAAATTTATTGTAAGGAGGACAACCAAATGGCATACAAACATGGCGCATACGGCGAGATCACCGAGTCCAGAGTGAAAAGCGCCCGGCAGGCCGACGTGGTGGCCGCCTATATCGGCACGGCACCCATTAACCTGATCCGGGGCTACAAAGACAAGGGCCTCGTCAATATGCCGATCAAGCTCACGAACATGAGCGACGTGCAGAGCAACCTCGGCTACTCTGCCGACTGGGACAGCTTCACGCTCTGCGAAGCCTTCGCCCAGCATTTTGACAACACCGTCGGAAACGTCGGCCCGATCTACGTCGTGAACGTGCTCGACCCTGACACGCACGCAGCGGCCGAAAAGACCGATACAGAGCTCACATTCACCAATCAGAGGGCAGAGTTTGAAAGCTCCGACATTATCCTCGACACCTTCGCGATAGAGGAAAAGGCCGAGGGCGTGGACTACGAGCTCTCCTACAACTTCGCGAAGGGCACCGTCGTGGTGCGGCTGCTCACCGGCGAGGACACCTCTCTCCAGTGCAGCTACAAGACCGTGGACGCTTCCAAGGTGGAGGAGGCCGACATTATCGGCCAGACGACCGAGGACGGCGAGTACACCGGCCTGCACGCCATGAAGCTGCTCTATCAGTACCACAACGCGGTGCTGAACATGCTCGCAGCTCCCGGCTGGAGCCACAAGCCTGCGATCTACAAGGCCATGGTGGCGATCGTGCAGCAGCTCAACGGCCACTGGGACGGCTTCGTGAACGCAGACCTCCCGCTGGAGGACGACGAGTCGCAGCCGATCGACACGATCGCGAAGGCAATCAAGTGGAAAACCGACCACGGGTACACGAGCGAGTTCTCGAAGGTGTACTGGCCGAAGGTGAAGGACGGCAGCGGCCGTGTGTTCCACCTCTCGACCGCCGGACAGGCCACCATGCTGCGCACGGATCTGAGTCACGACGGCGTGCCCTTCGAGTCTCCGTCCAACAAGGAGATCATGGCGACAGCCCAGTTCTTCGGGGAGAAATCCAAGAGCAAGGGCTTTGATCAGCAGACCGGCAACGGCCTGAACGAGAAGGGGATCACCACGGCCGTGTTCTGGGCTGGCCAGTGGGTGCTCTGGGGCCCGCACACGGCGGCCTTCACCTACAACGGCAGCATGGACGCGAGGGCGATCTTCGACGTGAACCTGCGTATGCTTATGTATATCACGAACAGCTTCCAGCTGGATCACGGCACCGAGATCGACAGCCCCATGACGCCGCAGGACAAGGACACGATCCTGAACTTCGAGAAGCAGAAGCTCGACACCCTGACCGGGATCGGCGCTCTGATCGGCACCCCGTCCGTGGAGTTTCTCGAAACCGAGAACAGCACCTCGGACATGATGAACGGCGACTTCGTGTGGCACTTCGCTGTCACCAACACGCCGCCCTTCAAGAGTGGCACGGCTCGCGTGACCTACACCGACGAAGGCTTCGCCGCCTTTTTCGAGACTGAGTAAGGAGGTACAACAACATGGGAAAATGGTTAGACATTAAGGGCCCGGTGGTAGCTGATACCGTCTACGCGGACAACACCCTCGTGGCGCGTGACACCAGCTTCACCCTGCCCGGCATTGAATTTCTCACGGCCGACGTGCAGGCCATGGGCAACATGACCGTGCCGCTGATCGGCCTGCTGGAGAACATGGAGCTCTCGATCACCAAGATCGGGATCGACAACGGCCTCAGCCGCATGAACCGCCTCGAAAAGCAGAACTTTGAGTTCAGGTGGGTGCAGAACGTCGTCAAGTCCGACGGCTCCACCGCGACCGAGGGCTGCAAGGCGTTTGTGCGTACCATGCCGGGTGCCTTCCCCGAAACCGGTGTAGAGGTAGGAAACGCACCGGAGCAGGAAAACACCTACAACGTCACCCGTATGCAGATTTACGCGAACGGCGTCGAGATCGTCTGCGTGGATAGACTGAGCCAGATCCTCCGTATCAACGGCAAGGACTACATGAGCCAGATCAACAACCTGCTGTAAAAAGTGCAAAGAGGGCCGCTGGTCAACTGCTGATCGGCGGCCCTTTTTTATCTGAAAATCTGAAAGGAGCCCAACATGGAAAAAGACAAGAGGAACACCCTCACGCTGAAAAACCCGATCATGATCAACGGGCAGGAAGTCAGCGAAATGACCTACGACATTAACGAGATCGACGGCGTTCTGTTCGCTACCGCTGAGAACAAAAAGAAGGCAGCCGCAGGCATGAAAAACATGACGATCACGGCCGCCGCTGAGTTCGACTTTTCTCTCCACCTCTACCTCGGCTTCGCTGCCATTATCGCGGTAAATCCGAGCTATGACTTCGCGGATCTGGAGAGGATCAAGGGCCACGACGTGGTGGAGGTAATGGCGATCGGCCGAAATTTTATGCTCAAGTCGGACGAGACTTCACAGGAAAGCGACTCCGGCGAGCCTACCGAGACTACGCCAGAGTCTACCACACCAGCACGTCCGACCTCGAAAGAAAAAGCATAACCCGCTTCATAGTGGAGTACGCCGAAGCAGCCGAGGATCTGGCTGCTGAGCAAAAGCGCAAGGCGTCCCACGTTATGAGGCCACCAACACCGAAAGGAAAAGCGAAACACAGAAGGAGGTGAGCCCATGGCTAAAACGCTTGAAACCTCGGTCGAGATCTCCGGCGTCCTGAGTCCGTCGCTACAAGCTGCGATAAAGAACGCAGTCAACAAGCTGGAGGAAATGAGCAAAGAGACGCTCGAAGCGGCCGGAGCGGCCGAGAAGCTCGCCGCCGAAATATCCACGCAAGAGTCAGTCCTGAAAAGCCTCGAACGGGGCTACGCCGACTATGTGGTGAGCGGCGAGGAAGGCAGCGAGGAAGCGCAGCAACTCGCACAGCATATCCAAGAATTAAGCAACGAGCTGGACGAGAACAGAGACACGTTGTCAGCCGCACAGGACGCAGCCGAAAAGCTCGCGGCAGGAATGGACGACGCCGAAAACGAGGCTGACGATCTCGACAGCTCCATGAATGAAGCTGCGAGATCCGCAGAACTGGCAGATCAAGGCTTCACGGTATTCAAGGCCACGCTGGCAAACCTCGCAGCAGACGCCATACACGCCGCCATTGACGGCTTGAAAGACCTCGCGGGAAATGTTTTAGAGCTGGGGAAAAACTTCACCAGCACCATGTCAGAAGTGCAGGCCATATCCGGGGCAACCGGCGACGAGCTGGAAACGCTGGAAAGCTGCGCACGCGAGTATGGAGCAACGACGACCTTCTCGGCGTCTGAGGCTGCCGAAGCTCTCAAATATATGGCTCTCGCGGGCTGGGACGTGGATCAATCCACGAGCGCCCTCGGAGGCGTTCTAAATCTGGCGGCGGCGTCCGGCATGGAGCTGGGCGCTGCCTCCGACATAGTAACAGACTACCTGAGCGCCTTCGGAATGGAGGCCGATCAGGCGGCATACTTCGCCGACCTGCTGGCCTCGGCTCAGTCGAGCAGCAACACCACCGCCGAAGCGCTGGGCGAAGCCTACAAGAACTGCGCCGCCAACCTGAACGCAGCCGGGCAGGACGTGGAAACCGTCACCTCTCTGCTGGAAGGCATGGCAAACCAAGGCTACAAGGGCAGCGAAGCAGGCACCGCTCTGGCTGCTATCATGCGAGACATAACAAACGCCATGGACGACGGCCAGATCAAGATCGGCGACACGTCCGTGGCCGTCATGGACGCGCAGGGCAACTTCCGCGACCTGACGGACATTCTCACCGAGGTGGAGGCCGCCACAAATGGAATGGGCGACGCCGAGCGGGCCGTGGCCCTGTCCTCGACGTTCACCGCAGACTCCACCAAGGGGCTGAACCTGATCCTCAACGAAGGCATGGATAGCATAGCCGGGTATGAGGAAAATTTGAAAGCGGCAGGCGGAACAGCCGAGGAAATGGCCGCAACAATGAATGATAACCTGAACGGCGACCTCGCGCAGATGAACAGCGCGTGGGAAGAACTGGGCCTCAAAATATATGAAAAATTCGAGGAACCACTGAGAAAGGCCGTCCAGTTCGTCACCAGCAACGTGATCCCTACGATCGAGTGGCTAATGGGATACTTGCCAGAAATCGGAGCTGCCATTGGAGGCGTAGGGGTCGTTATTACGGCCCTACAATGGAACAATATCACCAAAAAGCTAACAATGGTAAAGGGCGCACTGAAAGGAGTCGTCTCAGCGCTGGGAGGAATATCGAGCCCGGCCATGATCATTGTGGGAGTAATCGCTGCGCTCGCGGCGGGCTTTGCATACCTATGGAAAACAAACGAGGACTTCCGGGACAAGGTAACAGATGTATGGGATAAGCTAAAAGGCAGCTTCGAACAACTCGGCCAGAGTATCGGGGGAATGATCGAAAAGCTGGCTCCGCTGTTCCAACAAATTGCAGAAACCCTCATGAACACATTCGCCAGAATAGCCGAAGCCGTGCTCCCGGTGCTGGTGGATTTAATCGGCGCGATCCTGCCGGTAATAATTGATCTAATTGACCAGCTCATTCCAATACTGACGACTATAGTCGAGGGAGTGCTGAACTCGTTGATAGAAATACTCAATCAGGTATTGCCGGTAGTCGTTCAGATAATTGAGACGGTACTCCCGGTGCTGGTGGATCTGATCAATGAACTGCTCCCGGTTTTTTCGGCAATCGTGGAGACGGTGCTCTCAGCCATGGCCGACATAATCTCACAGCTGCTCCCTCTTTTCATGCAAGTGATCGAGGCGGTGCTCCCGGTGCTGCTCCAGTTTGTGCAGGCACTTCTCCCGATAATTGTTCAGATAGTCCAGCAGGTGCTCCCGGTATTTGTGCAACTGATCAATGCGATACTGCCGATCTTAATGCAAATTATTCAGGCGGTGCTGCCTATGCTGGTACAGTTCATTCAGACATTACTGCCGATCATTGTGCAGCTCATCGAATCGGTACTCCCGGTGATCGTGCAGCTTCTGAACACCATTGTGCCGATCGTCATGCAGATAATTCAGGCGGTGCTCCCGATACTGATCGAGGTGCTCAACATGTTGACGCCAATCCTCGACATGATCGTTTCCTTATTGCAGCCGATCCTGAATCTGATAATCGCGGTGGTGCAGCCGATCCTAAACCTGATAATGACAGCAATCTCGCCGCTGATCGAAATCTTTACAACCCTGATCACGACGGTACTCCAGCCGATCCAGCCGATACTATCAGCACTCGCAACCATTTTCACGTCGGTGCTCGGCGCCGCTATCGAGTCACTCAAACCAATAGTGGAAGCCCTGACGCAAATATTCCAAGGGCTGATCGACTTCATAACGGGCGTATTTTCAGGAAGCTGGAGCGACGCTTGGAACGGAGTCGTCGAGGTATTCGGTGGACTATGGGACGGGCTGGTGGCTATTGTGAAGGCTCCGATCAATGCAGTTATAGGGCTAATAAACGGAGCAATCAATGCCCTGAATGGTATCAGCGTAACGATCCCGGACTGGGTGCCATTAGTAGGCGGGCAGACATTCGGAATAAATATCCCGAACATACCGCTGCTGGCAACTGGCGGCTTTACCGACGGCGTATCAATCGCAGGCGAAGCCGGGACGGAGGCCGTAATCTCCTTCGATCCTGCCTATCGTGACGAGAATATAAAGATCTGGGAAAAAGCGGGCCGTATGCTCGGAGCTATAAGCTCAGAGGAACAAGGCGCAGGGCTCACAGCAAAGGCCGGGGAACTGCTCACCATGGACGACTTCTCACTGGGAACCCTCGCGGGGAACGGCGGGACAGTGATCTATTACGACTTTTCCGGCTTCACATGGAGCCCACAGATCCAAGTAGAAGGCACCGACGAGCCAGACGACTTCATGGCACGACTCAGGGAACACGAGGCCGAGTTCTTCGACTGGCTGGAGGAATTTATTCAAATGCGGGAGGTGGCGCAGTATGCGTAAGGTGACAGGCTACAAGGAATACACCACACGCGAGGGCGACACCTTCGACGCTCTCGCTCTGGAAATGTACGGCGAGGAAACCCTCGCCCACTACATCATAGAATTTAACCCCGACTACGCGGACGTGCTGATCTTCGACGCGAACGTGGCCCTCCGGCTGCCGATCGTCGAGGACGTGGAGACGCCGGACACGCTGCCGCCGTGGCGTCGGGACACTGAGGACGAGGACAGCGCTTGAACCTCTACTACGAAGGAGTGGACATCTACAACGACGTGAGCGTGAACTACTGCGTCCATGAAATGCACGCAGAGAAGCAGGCCGACACGCTGGTGATCCGCTTCAATGACACCAAGGGCGTGTGGAGCAAATGGAACCCGGCAGAAGGTGACGCGATCCGCTTCAAGGAAGGGGCAAGCGACACCGGGAAAATGTTCATACACTCCATGCGGCCCGAAAACGGGCTTTTTACCGTGCGGGCCATGTCAATGCCGAAAACCGGCCGGACAAAGAAGTCGAAAAGCTGGGAGGGCGTGCGCTTCCTCCAGATCGCGAACGAGATCGCGGGAGCGCATGGCCTGACCTTCGAGAACTACGGCTGCACGGATCAGGTGTACCCGTACCTGAAACAAGACAACGAGACGGACTTCGCTCTGTTCTCCCGCCTCTGCACGCTGGAGGGCTGTCAAATGCTCATATACGACGGCAAGCTGCTGGCGTACAACGAGCAGTACATTGAGGGCCAGACCCCGGCGGGCGATCTGGAGGTGGACGAAAACGGGAACTTTATCTACCACGACAACCGGGCCGCCTGCTATGGCTCGTGTGTGATCGAGAGCGGCAGCTTCTCCGGGAGCTTCACCGCACCGAACGCCACGAGCTCGACCGTGCTCAGGCCAGCACAGCGGATCCAAGTCAACAGCAACGCCGAGGCGGCACGCTTCGCCAAGGGGCTGCTGAGGAACGCGAACAAGTACGGCCACACGGGCCAGTTCTCCAAGGCCCTGCTGACCGGCTACGCTGCCGCAAGCCTGCTGCAGCTAAAGACACCGAAGGCGAGCGCGTGGGACGGCCCCGTGTTCGTCTACAAGGTGCGGCACGACTTCGTGGGGAACAAATCAACCCTATATTTCAGGGACATGCTGGAGGGCTACTAAATGGGACAGATCAACAAGGGCACGATCGCCAGCGTGGAAGGCAACACGGCCCGCGTGGTGCCCTCCGACGCCGGAGCGAAGCCGACCGCAAAGATCACGATCCCGTGGCACCTTCGTGGAGCCACGGGGAACCTCAAAAAAGGCACGGCCGTGGTGTACGTCGAGTTCGACGACGCCAGCGGGCTGCTGCTGGGCCGTGCAGACGGTGAGTGGGGCGCATACCTCCCCCACCTCACCGCCGGATCCGTATCTGCCCCGGAGGGCGACGTGACCGCCAGAGGCGTGAGCCTCAGCGGCCACACGCACGGGGGCGTCGAGACTGGAGGCGGCAGCACCGGGAAACCGCAGTAAAGGAGGGATAGCATGGCGACAATGGCAAAATGGGGCTCGAAAACATGGGCCGTCAGCTCGAAGAAAGTCGTCGCGCTGGAGGGGCTGAGCTTCTCCTATTCTCAGGTGGCAGACAATAACACCTCCACCGAGGAAAAGAAAACGACGAACGAACGGGGCACCGAGCTTTTCCCTCTCAGCTTCACCACCACGCTGCACTCAGGCGCAGGCGTGGACGTGAGGGCCGAGATCGAAAGCTGGAAGGCCCTCGTCACAAAAGTGAATTATTTCTACCTCAACGGCAAGAAGCTGGGCCCGAAGCTCCAGCTGCGCAAGGTGGCCGTGAGCAACACGAAGCTGGACGACCTCGGCCGCATACGGCTGGCGACTCTCTCCTTCGAGTTCAAAGAGTACGACCCGGACACCACCAGCGTGAAGGCGACGAGCACCTCGGCGCTCAAAGTGAAAGCCACAAAGAGCGAGAAAAAACAGAAGAAAAAGACGAACACCGCAGTCAAGAAGGCCGAGAAAAAGAGCGTCAAGGTGGGCGACTATGTGAAGCCGACCGGCAAGAAGTACGCGACCGGCCAGACGATCCCCCAGTGGGTAAAGGATCGCAAGCATAAGGTGAGCCAGATCAAGGGCGACCGCGTGCTGCTGGGCCACCCGGACGGGATCAACAGCTGGGTATATCTGAGCGAAGTCACGCTCGCATAGGAAGGAGGACGGCATGAAAGCACACGGAAATGGAAAACCGGAGACATGCGCCTCCAATCTGCTGCGCATTGTGCGCGGCGAAGTGGCCTACGACCGCGTGAGAGGCCGCGACGGCGCTCTGGTGGATCAACCGAACGCCACCGACGAGGCCGTGGCCGACGCCGAGTGGGTGCTCGAAACCTACGAGCCCCGCGTGGACGCGGAAAACATAATCGGCAGCGGCGAGGCCGTCAAGAACGGCGAGTTCGCGCTGCTGGTGGACATTGACAGGAAGGAGGACGAGGAAGAATGAGCGAGCTGTATTTTATCAACACAGACGCCGGGCGCGTGAGCGAGGACGTGCTGGAGGATCTGGAGAACGGCGTCAGCGAACCGCTCTACCCCGGCGACGAGCGCCGGATCTTCGGCGAGGCTCTGTCTCTGGTGATCGTCTCAGTCTACAACAGCGTGAACGACGCCTGCCGCCAGAAAATGCTCCGGTATGCTCGCGGGGCCGTGCTGGACGCGCTCGGCGAGAACCGGGACACAAAGCGGCTGGATCCTACCTTCGCCACCGTGACGCTGCGCTTCGGAGTAGAGGAAACGCAGCCGGGCAACATTGTGATCCCGGCCGGGATCCGAGTCACCGGCGACTTCGTTCACTACTTCGTGACGGACGAAACCGTCGTTTTATATGCAGGCTCCGAGCACGTCGAAGTGACGGCCACGGCTGAGGCTGGCGGCGCGGACTACAACGACATGGCCCCCGGAGTCCTCTCAAATATCGTGGACATATCGGAGATCCCGCTGATCGACTATGTGACCAACACCAGCGCCTCGGAGGGAGGCGGCGACCGGGAAAGCGACGACGCATACCGGGAGCGGATCCGGGAGGCCGAGAACCGGCTCAGCACAGCGGGCCCGGCCAAAGCCTACAAATACTGGGCGCTGTCTGCGGATCCGACCGTCACCGACGCCGTGGTGGAGTCGGAAACAGAGCGGGTAAAGCGGGAGCTGAAAACCTACGCCGGGCACGCCTTCCAAGGCGGTGCCAACCTTCTGCCGGACACGCTGACCGTGTACCGGCCGGACGGATCCGAGGCCGAGAGCGGGACGGACTACACGGCGAGCTATGAGGACGAGCTGCTCACGCTGGAGCTCTCCGGGGCACTCGAAAGCGCCCAGACCGTCAAGATCGAGATCACCCGGAAAATGTACGGGCGCGTCAAAATCGTGCCGATCTGCGCCGGGGGCGAGATCCCGGACGAGGACGTGCTGGCCGCCGTGCTGGCGTCATGCTCTGCCGACGACGTGCGGCCGCTCACGGATCTGGTGCAGGTGGAGGCCCCGGAGGTGGAAACCTACGACATAGAGCTGACCTACTACACTACCAAGGCCAACGAGTCCGAAGTCGTCAAGAACGTGGAGGGCGTGGACGGAGCGATCGCCCGGTACAACTACTGGCAGAGCTCCACGCTCAATCAGGACATAAACCCGGACGAGCTCAGGAAGCTGATCCTCTGCCCCCACTGGACGGAGAACCAGCTCGGAGCCACCCGCGTGATCATAACCAAGCCGGAATACAAGGAGCTGCCGAGCACCACGGTGGCGAAGTTCTCCGGCAAACAGACGGTGCGCCATATCGTCAAAGACTAAAGGAGGTGGGAACATGGGCGGCATGAGGATCTCAGAGCTGGACTTTATCAGGCTTCTGCCCGCCTTCATGCGGGACGACGAGGCGGCGATCGCGCTCAGCAAGGCCATGAACAAGCTGCTCCGGGAGCCCTTCAAACGGATCGACACGATCCGCACATGGGACAAGATCGACGAGCTGACCGAGCCGGAATGTGACGAGCTGGCGTGGGAGCTGGACGTGGACTGGTACGACTCCGGCGGCATGAGTCTGGAGGAAAAGCGCAACACCCTAAAGCTCGCGCAGCAGATCAAGCGCAAGCGCGGCACGAAATGGGCCGTCGAGCAGCTGATCAGCGCCTACTTCGGCGAGGGCTACGTCATGGAGTGGTACGAAATGTACGGCACCCCCTACACCTTCGCAGCTCTCACCACAAACGAACACACGGATGCCGCGAGCTTCGAGAAGTTCATGGAGGCCGTGAGGGCAGCCAAGAACGTGCGCTCGCATATAGCGGGCGTTTTCTATTTCTGGCAGCAGGGCCCGGATCCCGGCGTGGAGTACGCGCTGGGCTCGAAAATGTACCGCTACAATTTCAGGAAGTGCGGCACCTACCCACGGCGGGCGACCGTGGGCTTTTTGATCAAGCCGAGCATTGAGACGGAGCCGGAGGTGAAGCTCTACCTCTACGGCTTCACCAAGCCCGGCCAGTTCGCCTGCGGCACCTACCCGCGCCCCGGTACACTCGGCGCGGCCGTGAAGGAAGGCGTCGCGGTAAATGCAGAGGACAAGGGGATCCGGTACAAGTTCAAACGCAAGGCCGGTACCTATCCACGCCCCGGCACGCTGGGGCAGGCAATAAAGCAGGCCGTCGCGGTGGGCCCGGAAACGGAGCCTACCCGGTACGGCTTCACCAAGGCCGGGCAGCTCACGTGTGGGACATACCCCCGGCCGGGAGCTCTGGGGCAGGTACTCCAGAGCAAGATCGAGGCCGGAGCCGCTGCGCTTTTCCTGCCCTACGCCTTCACCAAGGCGGGGCCCGGCACCTGCGGCACCTATCCGGCCAAGGCCACGCTCGGCGTGACCTGCAAAAACATGGCAGCAGCGGCCCCGGAGGCCGTGCTTCTGGCTTATGCCTTCGTGAAGTGCGGAACCCGGCGCTGCGGGCAATAAAACGAAAGGAGGCACAGCATGGCGTATTTTAGCGACACGTTCATGGGCCACCGCCGGAAACAGTGGCTCCGCTCGCTCCACCACGTCGAGGCACAGGTGAGCGGCGCGTGGCACAAGGGAAGTATCGACCAGAAAAAGATCGAGGGCGACACCCTCATAATCATGGCGACCTTCCCCACGCTGAACGACCTCGCCTGCACGATCACCGCCTCGCGGCTCATTGACGTGCGCGGGGAGCAGGCGGCCTACCAGCAGCGCGTGATCGAGAAAGTCAGCGGGCAGGGAGTCATGATCAAGCTGACGATCCCGATCTACGAAGTCACACCATAAAGAAAGGAGGAACCGAACATGTACCAGCGCACGAAATGGCTCGACGAGGTAAAGGACGAGCACTCGGAGGAAATCATTCAGGAAGGCACCGACCAGAGCGCGGCCCACTTCAACAACATGGAGGAAGGGATCACCGACGCCAGCGTGGCAGCCGCCCTTCTGCTGATCGCCACCGGGGATCTCTCGCAGCAGACCTCGATCGAGCGGAAAGTCGTCACCCTGAGCAATAAGCAGGGGTACCCCTTCAATGACTCAGAGCAGACGATCAACCTCACGGTGACGAGGGACTCCACCGACTACACCGTGGACGTGGATATTCAGGCCCATGACGGCAACGTCGGGGACGTGAGGATCTACGGCAAACAGACCAACGGCTTCAAAGTGGCCTACGACGGCAGCGCCAAGAGCGCGACCCTTATTTTCAGAGTACAAGGAGGCATGTAAAAATGGCAAAAATCAACGACGTGCAGGTGATCGAGAAGAACACCGGCGAGAAGATCCAGTGGGAGCAGGACGGGTACCGCCTCAGCTTCGACGACGACGCCCTGAGCGTCAAGGTGACAAAGTATCAGGGGGACGAGCCCCGCGTTCTCGACGTATGCGAGAGCAGGACGGGCGACCTCATGCTGGGCGTGCAGCCCGGCGGCCGCTATGTGGCCCAGATCGAGATCCCGGCCGCAGAGTATGAGGAAACCGTCACCCACAAAGGCGACGAGGTGGAAATCACCCGCACCAAGAAAGACCTCGACATGGCAGAGGTGACGCTGATCCTCTGGAGCATTGAATAAACAGAAAGGAGCACAGAAAAATGGCAAATTTTGACCTCACCAATCTGGCAGTAAAAACGATCTGCCCGAACAACTCCGTCATGGTGGACGACACGGATCTGCCGTCCGTCATGGTGTATATCCCGGCCTTCAAAAACAGCGAGGTGCTGACCGGAGGCAACGACTCGATCCACCCGGCCTTTATCGTAAACGGCCAGCAGATCAAGGGCTTCTGGTACGGCAAGTATCAGGCCCACAACTACAAGGGCGTGGCGTACAGCCTGCCCGCTGAGGATCCGACCGCCTCGATCACCTTCGACGCGGCGAGAACCGCCTGCGAAGCCAAGGGCCATGGCTGGCACCTCAGCACCAACGCCGAGTGGGCCGCGATCGCGCTCTGGTGCAAGAAGAACGGCTTCATGCCCTACGGCAACAACAACTTCGGCAAAGACACACGCGAGAGCAATTTCAAGGCGATCCCGACCTACGAGTACGAGGACAGCGGCCACAAAATCGGCCGCGTGGCGACTGGCACCGGCCCTCTGACATGGAGCCACGACAAGACCCTCGCCGGGATCTGGGATCTGAACGGCAACGTCTGGGAGCGGCAGGGCGGCATCCGGCTTGTATGGGGCGAGCTCCAGATCCTTGCCAACAATGACGCCGCCGATCCTGACAACCCGCAGAACGCGACGAGCACCTGCTGGAAGGCAATCAGCGCAGCCGACGGCTCTCTGGTAGAGCCTGAGTGCAAGACCTCAGACGCAGAGCCGAAGCTGTCCGGCAAGACCGTGAAACTCGACTACATCACCGGCAACAAGTGGCAGTACAACACCAGCGTGACGAGCTCCGAGGACGCGAGCCGGAGCTGCGCCTTCGGTGACGTGACCGCAGCCGACGCGATCGGCGACGCTGCCAAGGTGCTGCTGCGCTCTCTGGCCCTGCTCCCCGACGACGGCGCTCAGGCTGCCGACTACGAGGGCGACTACATGTGGTGGAACAACAAGCAGGCAGAGCGCTGCGTGTGTCGCGGGGGCGACTGGCGCGACGGCGTGGGCGCGGGCGTGTTCTCCCTCGCCGGCAACAATGCCCGCTCGTACTCCTACCCGGGCATCGGCTTCCGGCCCGCTTATATCCCGGAGGTAATCGGGTAATCTGGCAATCTGATAATCTGGCTCAGGGCGGCCCCACCAAAGGCCGCCCTGTCCCATTCCAAGGAGCGACAACATGGACAATCTACAACTGCGGCAGCGCATAGTCCGAAGCATGATCCGGGTAAACGAGCGCACCGCCAATATGCGAAAGCCGGAGAAGTTCGCGTACCGCCAGCACATGACGGCCGCGTTCATGGACATGCTGGAGCTCTGCATTGAGGCCAACCGCTCACGCGGGAAGGCCCGGCAAGAGCTCCAAGACAAAATGGACACCAAGCTGGACGTGCTGCGCTCTCTGGTAGACACGGCAGTCTCGCCGGAGGATCGCCTGATCTCTCCGGGGCTCCACGAAGTCTGGAGCAAAGAGCTGAACGAAATCGGGCGTATGCTCGGCGGCTGGAAAAAGTCGAACGAGTAGACACGCCCGTGGGGAATATGCCGTGAATAAAGGGAGCGCTGCGTGTATCGCGGGGGCAACTGGAACAACGGCGTGAACGCGGGCGTGTTCTACCTCAACGGCAACAATGCCCGCTCGAACTCCAACACGAACATCGGCTTCCGGCCCGCTCTGGCCTCGTTCGTTATAGTCTGCGAGCCACGGCCCGGCAGAAACACTGAGGCTAAAGGGGCATATTTCCCGGCCGACAAGGCCAAAGATGAACGCCCGCGCCGCTGCCGGTGGAGACACTGGGACGGCAGCCTGCTGGTGGAGGCCACCAGAGGCAACGGGCAAACCGCGCAGGCTGGCCGATCTTGTGCAAACAGGTGAAGGGCCGCCGGGGATCTATGGCGTGGCGGCCATGGACGACCGGAGGCACCGAGGATTGTCACACGCGGGGCCATATCTTTTTTGAAAACAGGAAGGAGCGACTACATGAAAGAACAGAACCGCCCTTCCCTTCTGGAGCGCATTTACTCGTGGGAGAACCTTCTGGACGCATACCACGAGGCAGCGAAGGAAAAGTGGTACCGCGACGACGTGGCCGCCTTCTCGGCTAATCTGGAGGCGAACCTGATCGGCATACAGAACGACCTCATGTGGCGCACCTACGAGGTGGGCCGGTACCGTGAGTTTTACGTTCACGAGCCGAAAAAGAGGCTGATCATGGCGCTGGGCTTCCGGGATCGCGTCGTACAGTGGGCCATATACCTGCAAGTCAACCAAGAGCTCGACAATGGCATGATCTACCACTCATACGGGTGCAGAGTCGGCAAGGGCACCACCAGAGCAGCCGAGCGGCTGCAATACTGGAGCACCCTCGTGGATCGCAAGCCGGAGCGCTGGCACTACTTAAAGCTGGACGTTTCAAAGTATTTTTACCGGGTAGACCATGAGGTGCTTCTCGGTATTCTGGCGCGGAAATATCCGGGCGAGGACGGTTTTCTCTGGCTCATGCGCCGGATCGTCTGCTGCGACCATACGCCCTTCGGACTGCCGCCGGGAGTGAGCGCCGACGAGGTGCCACCCTCCGAGCGGCTTTTTGAGGTGGGTATGCCGATCGGCAACCTCACAAGCCAGCTGCTCGCGAACGTCTGCCTCAACGAGCTGGATCAGTATATCAAGCACGATCTCCGGGCGCACTTCTACGTCCGGTACATGGACGACATGGTGCTGCTGCACCCCGACGCCAAAGTGCTGAACGAATGGCGCGTCCTGATCGAGAGCTATCTCAACGAAGTGCTGCACCTCGAACTGAACGGCAAGACCACGATCGGCCTCGTCAAGCGCGGGATCACCTTCGTGGGCTGCCGGATCTATCCCGGCTACCGAAAGCCGACGAAGGCAGCCGTCAAAAAGATGAAGGCCCGTATGCGGTACATAGCCAAGGAATACGAGGAAGGGCTGATCGACTTCGACGTGGTGGACGCGACCATGCAGAGCTACTTCGGACTGCTCGGCCATTGTGCCACCCACGGGCTCCAGAAGTGGATCGAGAAAAACATAATTTTCAAACGCAAAGACGGCGAACCGTCTCAGGAGGTGACAACATGGACTACATTCTCACAGCACTGATCGCCGCGAGCATACCCTCGGCGATCACCGGCTTCTGTTTTTGGTGTATCGAGCAGAAGATCCAGAAGCAGAGCAAGAAACGGGAGGACGAAGAAAAGGAGCTGCGCAAAGCTCAGGAAAAGCGCGAACAGGCACGCGAGCAGCACGAGCTCCTTCTCATTCAGGGAGTGGGCGCGGCGATCACACTCGGAGAGGCCACGGCCAAGGCCGTGCAGCGGATCCCGGACGCGCATTGTAATGGCGACATGCACGCCGCGCTGGAATATGCCGCCGAAATCAAACACCGGCAGAAGGACTTCCTCGCCCAGCAGGGCGTCGAGGCCATGCACGAGTGAGGAAGGAGGCCGCACCATGGACGACTACACCACGCCGCCCGGCACCGGGGACGAGCCCGCCGCATACACGGACGAGCAGATCCGGCAGCTCGTGAAGGAGAACCGGCAGCTCAAAAAACAGATCCGGCAGCTGAAAGCTGCTGCAGCAGAGCGCAAAAAGGTGGAGTTTTCAAAGCTCATTTTCGTGGGCGTGAGTGTTCTCACGCTCGCGATCACCGTCTTTTCCTGCCGCATGATCTGGCTCACCATGGACACCTCGGCGCTGGCCTACCTTATACCGGCGGTATTCACGGAAATGGCAACGGGCACCGGCTTTTATTATTCCAAGGCCAAGGCAGAGAACAAGATCAAGCTCATGGCCGCAAACGGAGTAAAGCCGGAGGGCACGCAGGACTTCGACCAACTGTAAGGAGGTAAAGCATGGCACTGAAAGGAAACACCAACGAGGAAAGGATCTGGAACTTCCTCAAAAGCAAGGGCCTGAGCGACCACGGAGCCGCCGGGCTCATGGGGAACTTGTACGCCGAGAGCGCACTCAATCCCCACAACCTCCAGAACACATACGAGAAAAAGCTGGGGCTCACGGACGACGCCTACACGGCCGCCGTGGACTCCGGCAGCTACACCAACTTCGTGAGGGACTCGGCAGGCTACGGCCTCGCCCAGTGGACGTACTGGAGCCGCAAGGAGGGCCTGCTGGCCTATGTGCGCAGCCTCGGCGCGTCCGTCGGCGATCTGGAGGCCCAGCTCGGCTATCTTTTCAAGGAGCTGAGCGAAGGCTACACCGGACTGCTGGCAACGCTGAAAACGGCCACGAGCGTGCGCACGGCCTCCGACGCCGTGCTGACCAAGTTTGAGCGCCCGGCCGATCAGAGCGCCAGCGTGCAGGCCAAGCGGGCCAGCTATGGCGAGAACTACCTCACAAAATACGCCGGGGGCACCAGCTCCCAGCAGGAACCCGTGAAAGGAGGCAACAACATGGGTAACAGTTCATTGATAGACTGCACGATCCTGAGCCCTAACCACAGCGGCAAAAGGACGCACAGCATTGACACGCTCACCCCTCATTGTGTGGTGGGCCAGCTGTCTGCCGAGTCGATCGGCGGGTGCTTCCCTAAAGGCCGGGAGGCAAGCTGCAACTACGGCATAGGCTACGACGGCCGCGTCTGCCTGATCGTTGACGAAGCAAACCGGAGCTGGTGCAGCTCCAGCAACTCCAACGACCAGAGGGCGATCACGATCGAGTGCGCCAGCGACATGACGGATCCATACGCCATGAAGTCGGCCGTCTACGAGAAGCTGATCAAGCTCTGCGCGGACATCTGCAAGCGCTACGGAAAGACCAAGGTTTTGTGGCTCGGCAGCAAAGAGAAAACGCTCGCATACACACCGAAAAGCAACGAAATGGTGCTGACAGCGCACCGCTGGTTTGCGAATAAGTCATGCCCCGGCGACTGGCTGTACTCCCGGTATGGAGAGCTGGCGAACCGGATCAACGCCCTGCTGGGATCCGGTGGCAGCTCTGGAGGCACGAGCGGGAGCGGATCCGGCAGCACGTCCTCCAGCTCCGGCCTCTACTACGTCCAGAGCGGTGCATACTCCAAGAAGGAGAACGTGGACACGCAGGCTGCTAAGCTGAAAGCGAAGGGCTTCGAGGTGCTGATCAAGAAGAACGGTAACCTCTACAAAATACAGACCGGGGCCTATTCCAAGAAGGCAAACGCGGACGCACAGGCCGCGAAGCTGAAAGCGGCGGGCTTCGACGCCTTCGTGACAACCGAGGGCGGCACCTCTACCGGATCCTCCGAGATCAAGATCGGCGACGTGGTTCAATTCGCTGGCGGCCCGCACTATACCAGCGCGAACGCCAGCAGCTACTCCACCACGCCGAAAGCTGGCCCGGCCAAGGTGACGGCGATCAGCAAAGGAGCCAAGCACCCCTACCACATCATACACACCACCAGTGCCTCCAGCGTCTACGGCTGGGTGGACGCCGACAAGATCACAAAATGATCGGGGCGGCCCTTAATCTGGTGCCGCTCATTGCGTGGGTGGTAATCATGGTAATATGGATCCGTGCGCTCGTGAACTGGGACGGGGATCAACAGTGTGACCGCGACTGCGACGCCTGCCCCTTCCCTAAAACGCACGAGTGCATAGAGGACGAAAGGAGAACAGACAAATGAACGATACCCTTCAACAGATTTTAACCGCGTGCGTGCCAATCCTCTGCCTGCTGATCACAGCGGGCGGGGCCTACCTCGTGGCACTCATGCGCCGCGAGACGGCTCAGATCGAGAAAGAGATCGGCAACGAAACCGTGAGCAAGTACATGGACATGGCCGTGGACGCCGTGGCGCAGGCCGTGGCATATACCGCCCAGACCTTCGTTGACGCCCTCAAAGCCGAGGGGAAATTCACAAAGGAGAAGCAGCTCGAAGCCTTCCAGAAGGCGAAGGACAAAGCGCTGGAGATCCTCGGCGACACCGTGGTGAACGTGCTCAACGAGGTGTACGGAGACTTCGACGCATGGATCGAGACAAAGATCGAGCAGGCGTGCCGGGAGGATAAGAAACCGGCCGAGAAGCAGGCGGCCAGCACAGCGGCGACAACGGCAGCGGCCACAGCAGCCAGCGTGGCGACGACGATCGCCACCACGGCCGTGCAGCAGATCGCGGCCGAAGTACCGGCTCAGGGCGTCGAGGTGAGCACCGAGGTGGAGATCACGGAGGACAGCGCCGAAGCGGCCACAGAATAAGCAAAGCAGGGGCACAGAGAAGCCCCAGACCGAAGAAAAGAGCCCGGCGGGTAGTTTATACCCTCCGGGCCCTTTTTGTCGTTCTGCGGGCTCTACTCGGCCAAGCTCGGCAGAATATAGAGATCTGTCACATAATCGCCGAGCTGATTTTCCACAACCTCACCGGCCGCTATTTTCTGGATCAAATCGGCGTCAACGGTAAACGACACCACCTTCTGCTCCGAACCGTCGGACATGTCAGCGACTGCCCAGTATTGCAGCTCGTCAAACACGTCACAGCCCTGCGACTGGATCAGATCGGCGACGTTGTAATAATTCTGATCCACCGTGGCCTCGTTATTGTAGCTGCTGGAAATTTTCGCTTTTATGACGAGAACGCTCTGCCCGTCGATCTCGTTCGTGATCGCGCTCACCAGCTCGCCATGCTCCAGTGTGTATGCAGCAGCCTCACTCTCACCGCCCGTGCTCTCTCCGGTGCTCTCCGTGGACTTCTCCACCGGATCGCTCGTAACCGTGCCGGACGGATCCGACGCGCTCCCGCTGTCTGCCGGATCTTTATCGCCCCCGCCAATCGCAGCGGCCAAAATAATGACCACGACCACAGCGATCACGATCCATTTCTTTTTGCCCTTCTTTTTTGGGGCCGCTGCCTGCTGCCCCGTTTGTTTTTTACCCATGCGGCAACCTCCTGAACATGCTAACAGATTTAGCGCTTTTTCGCCTTTAGTCATGTTTGGCATAATTATAAAGCGGGAAACATGGTAATGTCAATATGAGTTACCCATGTTTGGGATAAAAAAGGGAGGCCGGAGTGTGAAGTTATACAGATACAAGGACGGAAAATGTAACGCCTCCGGCAGCAGGATCAGGGAACTGCGGGAAGCGGCCGGGCTGTCTCAGGAACAACTCGCCGCGAAGATCCAGCTCGCCGGGCTGAACCTGAACCAGAAGGCGATCAGCAGGATCGAGACGGGCGAGCGCGTCGTGCCGGACTTCGAGCTGCTCTACTTCTCCGAAGCGCTGGGCGTGCCTGTCTGCTCCCTACTGGACGAAGAATAGAAGCGGGAAACCGCTTTTATTTTTTTGCGAAAAAATGCGAAACGGCGCTTGACAATGCGCCAATAAAGGCGTATAGTAAAAGCACGCCAAAAAAGGCGTAAAAAAAGGAGGTACGACATGGAAGTCAAAGAACTGAGGAAACGCCAAGGGCTGACGCAGAAGCAGCTCGCCGAGCAGATCGGTGTAAATATCCGCTGGGTGCAGAAATTAGAGGCCGGGGAGATCAAGCTGGAAAATATCACATTTTTGAACGCGATCAAGCTGATCAGAGCCCTGACTCCATACGACGACGAGAAACAGATCGCGAAGGAGATGTACCTCATAACCAAGCGCACACTAAAGGAGAACGCATAAGAAGCAAAGAAACGGGGAGCGGCGACGGGCTGCTCCCTTATTTTCATTTATGGAGGGATCGAAGGCATGAGACGCTTCAAGCACCTGAGCAAAACAGACCGGCTTCGCATTGAGGCCCACACCAGAGACAAGAAAAGCCCAAAGGAGATCGCCGAGATCCTCGGCGTCCATGTTTCCACCATATACCGGGAGCTAAAGCGCGGCCAGTACGAGCACCTGAACAGCGACTACACCACCGAAATGCGGTACAGCCCGGACATAGCAGAGGAACGGTACCGGGAGAACCTGAAAGCCAAGGGGCCGGATCTCAAAATCGGCAAGGATCACCGGCTGGCTGAGCACATAGAGACAAAGATCGCCGACGAGAAGTACAGCCCGGCGGCCGTCCTCGGCGAAATTAAGGCGCAGGGGCTACAGTTCAACACCACGATCTCCGTGAATACCCTTTACAGCTATATCGAAAAAGGGATCTTTTTCCGGCTCACGAACAAAGACCTCCCAGTGAAAGCCAACCGGAAACGCGGGTACCGGAAAGTGAAAGAGGCAGCCAGACCGCCGAAGGGCGACAGCATAGAAAAGCGCCCGGAGGAAATCGCAAAGCGCGAAACCTTCGGGCACTGGGAAATGGACACAGTAGTGAGCGCCAGACCTTCCAAGAAGGTGCTGCTCGTCCTCTCTGAGAGACTCACCCGCGACGAGATCGTGCGGCAGCTCCCGGACAAGACCACCGCCAGCGTGGTGCAGGCCCTCGACAGTCTGGAGCAGGAATACGGCTGGGCCTTCCCTCACATCTTCCAGACGATCACCTGCGACAACGGGACGGAGTTCTCAGACCACGAGGGGATCGAACGCAGCACCACCGGAGAGGGCCAGAGGACGAAGCTCTACTACTGCCACCCGTACAGCGCATACGAGCGCGGCACCAACGAGAACACCAACAAGCTGATCCGGCGCTTCGTGCCGAAGGGGACGAGCTTCGAGGATCTCACCGACGAGCGGGTGGCCCAGATCGAGGACTGGCTGAACAACTACCCGCGCCAGATCCTCGGTTTTATGAGCGCCGGGGCCCTATTTCAAGAGCAGGTGGAGGCCCTTCTGGGGGCTCTATAAAATTTTTTGTTTTTTTTCGCATTTACTCTTGACATTTTCCG